GCAAGGGTTTCTCGCCTACCCAAACAACCACCCTTTGTTTGGTGGCTGCGGCGTGGTGATGAAGGCGCTACAGAACATCTACCCCAACGGCAAGCCTGTCGCTATTGGCGACCCAATCAAGCCAGAGGAAGGCAAGGACTATCCACCCGTCTTTGTTCAGCACTACGCATTACAGGTGGGCGACGACAAGTTCGTGGACGGAAACGGCGAACAAACCCTTCAGGAACTAAAAGACAACTTTCTAAAGAGTTCTTTTGCCATTGTGAAGTATTGGGACGTTGTTCCAGCAACCCCCGAACTTATTGGTCGTTTCCAAGGCATTGCTACTTGCACCGACGCTGAAGCCAAGGACTACGCCAACGCCCTGCTTCAGGCGAGCGGAAGTAGCCAAGTGGTGAAGGGCGGACAAGGTTCTGGCGCAGAGCAAGGGCACGCCTTTGAGGGAAATCAGTGGACGGGCGGATACTCGTCCTCGGAGAACCCCAAGAAATGGTCAAAGAGCGTCATCAACTCACTGGCAGCAGGTGAAAAGCCCGTCATCTCGTCCAGCGAACTTGGCGTTCTGTTGGACAAGGCGAACAAGATTGACAATCCAAAAGTCGCCACGGCAGACATCACCGAACTCCGAGTAGACGGAACACGCCTAATGGGGCAGGACGGACTTGGCTACTCCCGTAGCGAAATGCCCCAAGTGCCCAGCAAAATGCGTGACCAGTTTGTCTCCGACCTTGCCAAGAGCGGTATCACCTCAACCAAAGAGTTTGTAGACCCCACGACCCTGAAGCCTTCGCAGAAGGAAATCGGGCTTGGGCGTGCTGCCCAACTCTACAAAGAGGCTGACGGGCAAATCCCCCAGAGCAAGTTCCTTCTTGTCTCCAAGGACAACTACGTCATTGACGGTCACCACAACTGGGCTGCGGACGTGGCTATCCACTTCCAGCACCCCTCGCAGATGTTGCCAATTATCCGTGTGGACGCTCCTGCCACCGAGGTGATTAGCCGAGCGTTGCAATGGTCAAAGGACAATGGGGTCGCCGCCAAGCCGATTGGTAAGGCCGCTGGCGACATCTGGGCACGGTTCGCCCTACGCCCCCTACAGAAGGCTAAGAAGCCCAAAGGGGAACACCTCAGCGACAAGGCGGTCAAACTGCTCGCCCAAGAGCAAGAGGCGCACGAGGCAGGCGACGACGACAAGGCAAGCCAAATCCACTATCAAGTGCTGAACGAGGTCTACAAAGGCGAGGCGGCAGGACACCCATTCAACGGCAACCAATGGACTGGAAGCCACGCCGAGTATCAGCAAGCATCGGCAAGGGCCATCAAAAACTTTGTAGCGTCAGGTGAAATAGCCGTCCGCATGCAACCATCTGCTCTGAAGCAAGTCTTGTCAAGCGGCTCCATCAAGAATGCCCACCAAACTGGCTCGTCTGCCACCATGCACGGTGGTGAAATCTCCGACCCGAACAATCATCGAACCCAAGTCGAAAACAAACTCTTCGGATTGGAAGGTGCGTCACCATCCGAGCGTCCCATCTACGGCTACATTGACCACGCAGGCTCAAAGGACGACCCCACCTATTACGGCGGTGCCAAGGTCGTGCTGAAGGACGGCGTGAAAGACCGCTCTACGGTCACCATGGGCGACAGCCGAGGCACCTTCGGTCAGAGGGGCGGCAACCCATGGACTACCAAGCCCATGTCGGCTCGTGACCCTGAGGCAGAAGCGGTCAAGCCAGCAGGCGAACACAGCATCGTTGACATGCTGAAGCACGGGCTATCGGCAGACGCAACTATCAACAACACGGGACGTGCGCCCTACGTCGAGGCCCAGATTCACGGCGGAATCACCTTGGGAGACATCGCACGGGTCGAGTTTGACACACCCCCAAACAAGACGACGGTTGATTCGCTCGTCAAAAACAACATTCCGTATAGCGTCGCCCAGCAATAGAAAATCCCCCCAGCCTTTGCTGAGGGGACTTCTAACTCGGTAGCCTTGGTTTTCCTTACTGGGGTACTGCATCTGCGCTGGGCTACTTTGTGGATTTCCCGTTTCCTAGGGGTACCACTTCCGCTCCCAACTTCCGTACCCACCTTCGCCGTAGTTCGCTCCGAACTTCCTACGGCCTTACTGAGTGCGCCCGTGTCGCAAACAGGTGGTACGGCTCACAGGCTGGCCTTCGGCTTGCTCGACCACTTTCTCGTGGGGACTTTACAAGCGCACCTCGGCACTGCTGCTTTCTTACCTAACCAGTATGGCACCCCCGTGTGACATCTGTCAAGTCTTTTTGCATGTTTTTTTTCTATCACCTCGACGGTGGGGCAAAACCCTTTATTTGCAAGGAAATCGCTTAGTACTTGCCTTATCCGTCACATTCGGGTAAACTGGTGCATCCCCCAATGGGCAACCAAAGGAGTGCGTTGTGTCCAGCAACCCAATAGCGGTACCGTTCTATCCCTCTACCAAGGCAGGCTCGTGCTAGGCACGGTGCGAGGTGGCTTCCTCGCACTGACAGTCGTAGTCTCCCTTGTCGTAGGAATGTTCCACGCTGCGCCCAAGGTGGCCCATCACCTCGCCGCTCGGACGACCACGCCCAAGATGATTACCATCTTCTGGTACGGCAACAGTCGCCCATTAGCGCATGTGCACGTCGCCAAGCCTGTGGTTCACCACAAAGCCAAGCCAAAGCCCGTAGCGAGCCACACAGCCCCATCTGGCGGCTACATGGACTTGCTCCCACCAGCGAGCCGAGCGGCCTTCACCTGCGTCATGTGGCGTGAATCTCGCTCGACCCCCACGGACTTCCACAACTACCGTGAGGTGAACGCCGAGGGTGCGGCAGGCATCTTTCAGTTCATGCCCCCAACGTGGCAGTTCGGCGCTAACGCTCTTGGCATCACCGCCCAGCATGCCCAAGATGCGAGCATCGCAGACCAGTTCCGTGTCGCCGCCTTCTATTGGAACCGCAATAACGGAATCCACCCAGAATGGAACTCCGACGGCTGCTAAGGTGAACGCCATGACCTTTGATGAGTGGCTTCAGTACGGCATTGACAACAAGTTCTGCACCCAGCAGGTGTGCGAAACCCACGCAGGCGTGGAGTTGACCGACACCGAATCAGAACTCATGGAGAACGGCACGGACGTGTGCTTGCACGTCGTTCGTCTCGGTTCACCAGAGCAATGGGAAGCAGAAGCGCAAGACATGAAGGCGTTTATTTGATGAGTAAAGTTGTCGAGATTTGGAATGGCAACGGGTTCTTCTTCAAGACCTACCAAGGTGGTGATGGCTACTACTACACCGTCATGACATCGCCCGACTTCGCTACGAAGGAAGAGGCGCAGGCGTTTACCGCCAACGCCAGCAAGTACGTCATGACGGTTCAGCATGGCTAGTTGCGCCTTCCACAAGTGGATTTTGATGAACGCAGGCGCTAAGACCTACGTCGTGTGCCAGCAGTGCTCGGCACGCTTCCCGTTCACCTCAGACTTGAACGGCGCTTCGTACACAGGCCCAGTGCCAGAGAAGTACCGTGCGTAAGTCAAAGCAGATTGCCGACCTCGAAGAGAAGTTGGCTACCATGCGCACTGGGATGGCAGGGCTGATTGCCAAGCACGACCAGATGGTTCTCGGCTACCGCAAGGAGTTGTCGCACCTCGACGAGGAACTCAGCCTTTACACATGGGCGTTCAGCATCGCCTGCGGCAAGTTGATGGCCCACGCCAAGACCGAACTGTCGCCAGAGGACTTCACCGCCGAACTGCTCGAAGAGGCAAAGAGAGAGATGGGCGCACGGTGAACATCCCAGCCATGCGCTTCTACGGCGACCCCATTTTGGAAGCCCCCACGACCCCAGTCAGTGAAATCACAGACAACATCAAGATGATTGCCGCCGAAATGGTTGAGGCCATGTACTTTCACCTCGGTGTTGGGCTTGCCGCCAACCAAATCGGCTACTCGCACCGCATGTTCGTTTGGGACAGCGGCGACGGCACGGGCGCTCACGTCGCCATCAACCCAGAGGTTTTCACTGACCCCCTTGACATCGAGGTCACGCCCGAAGGATGCTTGTCGGTGCCCAAGTTCGGGTGGCAAATCAGCCGCTCGTACAAAGCGACCTTGACGGCCCTCGACCTTGACGGGAACGCCTACAGGATTGACGGGGAAGGATTGCTCGCTCGCATCTTTCAGCACGAGACAGACCATCTCGATGGATACCTGCTCTTGGAGCACATTGGCGAAGCAGAACGAGGCCATTTCACCTCACTTTGGGGCGCAAACAGGCCCCAATAAACCGAATCCCCCGCCTTTCGGCAGGGGTCGGTGTGAATGTACTTGGCGTTGTGTCCAGCGCCCCCAAGTCAGTCGGGCGAAGTCTAGCACCGTTTATCACCACCGTCAATGGGGTTTTGGAACATCGGTTTAGGAAATCGTGGCGTAGTATCTGATGTAGAAATCCCGACAAGGAGAACCTCGTGTCATCTGGCTTCCACCCCGACGAACTACTCAAATCACTTTCTCGCTACCCCGTCACAAAGTACGAGTTGGCTGGACACATCTTCAACGGCAACCAATACACCATTGCTATGCGAGCGGGCAAGATTGCTAGTGCCCGCATTGGCGGTGCCCCAAACCGTGCAGACGCTTTAGGCATGGCGGAGTACCACCGTGGTGAAGCAGCCAAAGCAATGGCAGCACGAAACGAAACTGGCTACAAGGACGTTGCAGACAACCTGAACGCCCTCGCCAAAGCACACCTTGCTGCTGAAAAGACGTGGACTAAGGCTGCGGATTACGGCAATAGGAACGTAGTTGGAGACGCTTCTAAGGCAGTAGTCCAGACGCTTGCTGCAATAAATCACTCCGGCAACGCTGACCTGCCAAAGTAAAAAAAACATAATGTCAAACCCTTTCTCCACCGACGCACTGGTTCCAGTTTGGAAAACCGCCAGTGAAATCTTGAAGTACGAGACCGACGGTCACGCCTTCAATGGGAACCAGCACACTGGCGGCATCTCGACTGGCGCTTCAGCACAACCAGCCCGTCGTGTAGACCCAAGCCGCTGGGGTGCAAACGACATAATGAACGCAGGTCGCAACGCTGAAGCCACCTCAACGCAGCAAAGCGCTTCGCACAATCAGCAAGCCCAGATGTATCACGCAATGGCAGACAAGGCGACTGGCTCAATGGCTGGAAAACTCCGTGATGTTGCCACCGCCCACGAAAGCGCAGCCAACGCCCACGCTGGTTTGGCAAGTGCAGCCCGTGACACCAAGAACTTTGAGGCGAACCGTGACACAATCACCAACGCCGACCCAGCCCACGCCACGGGACAACGTATGAGTGACGCACAAGATAAGGTTGATGCTGCTGAAAACAACGTCCGTAGCGCCGAGCAAGCCGCTGGCGTTGGAAGTTTCTCGGAAGGTATCTAATGGATAATCTGAACAACGAAATCATTGCGTGGGTACAGTTGGCTAAGGGTGATGTAGCAGGGCACCCGTTCCACGGCAACCAGTGGCAGTCGGGCGCAGACATGGAAAAGGCCGTGAGCAGTTCGCACTTCCTTTCCACCAACGCCCAGAACTTCGCTCGTGGCATTGGCATCTCCAATGGCCTGACCAAGCCCCTCGCCCAGATTCACCGCTCAACCGCCGAAGGAATCAAGAACATGGTTCTGAAGCACAGCAGTGAAATGTCTAACGGTGACCGCATGCGTGCGACCCGTGCGATTCAGGCCCACCTCGATGCAGCGCAGGCTCACGAGGCCATTCTCGACCACATCGCCCCATTGGGCGGACAAGCGTCATACGAGAAAGACCCTGAGGCGCAGGCTTTGGCTCAGAGGGCGGCAATCGCTTCCTTCAATGCTGATACCGCCACTGGCATGCTTGCCAACACTCACGCCGAATAACTAAACCCTGCTACGCTGTGGTGAATGGCTACAGGTACACGGGACAAGATACTCAAATACATCGGCTGGCACTGGGATAATCTCGGCTACGCCCCGACGTATCGAGCCATCTGCGCCGCCGTCGGCGTGACCTCAACGTCCACTGTGTCGGTTCACCTCAAAGAACTAGAGCGCCAAGGGCTAATCAAGTTCGGCTCCAAGGGGCGCAACATACGCCTCGTCAACAATGGTGATGTTCGATACTGCGCCCACGACTGGCGAGTTCGCAAAATCGCTAACCCCATGCCCCTTCAGTGCAAAGACTGCGGCAAGACAACTGAGGTGGAATACACCGCCAAAACAACCTTCGAGAACGCCGCCGTGCTCCGATACGTTGGGAATGTCTGATTTCATAAATAGTGGTGATACACTAGAGTTAGGCAACCCCCCTACCAAGGAGAGTGTTATGAGCAACAACCTAGACGAACTGACTGAACGCATCATGCGAGCAATCGTTCAGGGCACGCCCGACGACAACGACATCACCACCCTCATCAACATCGCCCACAAGCAGAGCGCCACGCTTACGCAGTTGGCAGCCGACAACGAACGCCTCACCAAGGCCGTCATCGAGGCAGGCGACCACATCACCAAGTTGGAAGGCCAGATTGACAGTCTGAGCACTCTTTTTACCGTCAGCCACCTTGTCCAGTACGCCGAGGAAACCACGGGTTCTGCCGTTGAAGTTGCGTAAGTTGCTGAAATGGACTGAGCCTGATGACTTCGGTCAACAGGAAGCCAAGTTAGGCCCTTACCGTTTGGTCGCTTGGCAGAACAAAGAGTACGGTGAACTCCGTCTCATCCGAAACGAAGCGTTCACTGGTGTAATCACCCCCGTCTCCGACTTCTCCATCTACTGCAAGAACCGCAAAGAAGCGGTGCGCACTGGTGAAAAGATGGCACGGGTGTTGAAGTCGTCAATCGAATACAACACGTTCATCAGCCCCATTACGCAGTCCACCATCTAGCATCACCCAACTGATAAGGTTGACATTGTGTCGAGTGTTCCTGTGTATCTAGGCGAAAAGCCCTATGGTGTTTCACCTAGCCGAGTGAACCAAATCGAGACGTGCCCACGTCAGTATCAGTATTCCACCATCGAGCGTCTCCCAGAGGCGAAGAAGATGGCGACCTACCGTGGCACCGTGTTCCACGAAGTGCTGGAAACCGTGTTCCTACGAACCGCTGAGACACCCGAACTCCGCACCCTCGACTACACCCTCGAAGTGATGCGTGAGTTATTCCCCACGCTCGTGAGCGACGAGATTGCTGGTGAAATGGAACTCGATGAGGTCGGCGTGCAAACGTTCGCCCGTGACCTCGCCAAGTACATCCGCACCTACTTCACGATGGAGAACCCAGAGGAAATCACCTCAGAGGGCATCGAAATCAAGATGGACGTAGACATGGGCGGATGGACGCTCCGTGGCATCCTAGACCGCTTAGACCGTGACCCTGACGGCTCGCTGGTGATTGTGGACTACAAGACTGGCAAAGTCCCTACCGACAAGTACAAAGCGGCAGCCATTCTACCTGCCAAGATTTACGCCTACCTGTGTGAGCAAGTCCTTGGCGAGCGCCCCAAGCAGATTCGCTTGCTCTACGTTCAGTTCGGCAAGACGCTGGTGATTGATGTCACCGACGAAGATGTCCGCTACGCAGAGCGCCGTGTCCGAGAGGCGTGGGCGAAGATTGAGGGCTGGTACAACGCTGGCTACTTCCCACCAATCGCCAACAATCTGTGCGATAAGTGGTGCTCGTTCAAGGACATTTGCCCCCTCTATTCCACCATCTCCGACGACCCCTTCTAGTCGTCTTTCGTCGTGTCAAGTATTTGACACTTGACATTTCCAAAACTGCCTCTACTGTTCACTATGTCAAGACCTACGGGTTCCCGTTTGGTCAAGTCGTAGAAAGCAGAAGCGAATGGCTCGCAAACTCGTGAAACTGAGCATCAAGGAAACGTCGGGTGTTGACCACCCTGCGCACCTGCACGATGGTTGGGTAGTAATGAAGTCGGCAAGCCCTGCGGATGCTGAAGCGGTGCTTGACGAACTCCGTCCCACTGAAGTCTCGGACGAGGTTGCCCCTGTTGAAGAGGTAACCGAGTTGCCTGCTGAGGAAATCGAAGCAGACGAGATTTTACTGGACACCGCCAAGGCAGCGAACGCTGTTTTGGAAACCCTCAAAGTTTTCAAGGAGAAAACTATGTCTGAAGTTTCAGAGATGACCGAAGTTGTCATCGTTCCTGAGGCTGCGAGCGAGGCTGACATCATCAAGGCGATGCCACAGGCTATTCGCAAGATGCTGGACGAGGCTTCGGCTAACGCCGAGGCTGCCCTTCGCAAGGCTGCTGCTTCTGAGGCTGCCCTTATTGCCGAGCGTGAGGCTCGTGCTGATGAGGCTGCTGTCATCAAGGCTGCTGGCTGGTCGCACCTCAACATTGACCCTACGATTGTTGGCCCTGCCCTTCGTCGCCTTTCCGAATCCGACGGCGTTCTCGCTGGCGAAATCGTCAAGGCCCTCGACAGTGCTAACGCCCTCGTGGAAACCAACGTTGTTTTCACTGAGGTTGGTTCGGACGCTCCCGTCATGACCGACGACGCTTACTCGAAGATGGAATCGCTTGCCAAGGCTGCTGTTTCTGCCGGTACCGCTCCTTCGTTCGAGGCTGCGCTGATGTCTGTCGCCCAGAGCAACCCCGACTTGTACACGTCTTACCTCAACGAGAAAGGTCGCTAAGCCATGGCTTTCGAGCAGAATCCCTACGCCGTCAAGATTTCGATGACGGCTGACAACACCCTGAACTCAACCATCACCAACGGAATCGTGTCGTCCTCGCCACAGTTCAAGTTCGTGAAGGTTGCAGGCTTGTCGTCCGCCGCTTTCACTGGTACCACGACCACCAACAGCAGCCAGATTACTGGCATCACTGTTGCGTCGAGTGCTGGAATCGTCCTTGGCGCTCCCGTCACCGCTGCTGCTGGTACCTCGCAGATTCCTGCTGGTGCCTTCATCACGGGCCTTACCTACAGTGGTACCAACATCACCGCCGTGAACCTTTCGGTTCTGGCGCTGACCTCGGCTACCATCACCGCCAACGTGACCCCTTCGTCGCAGCCCTACCAGAACGCCCCTGTTGCCACCATCGTCACGTCTGCTTCTGACCGTCCCGTTGGTGTTCTTCAGAACCAGCCCATCACCAAGTTGAACGCCAACTCTGGTGTTGAGGGCAGTTCTGAGGCCGAAATCACGATTTCGGGCATCACGAAGGTGATTGCTGGCGCTGCTGTTACCGCTGGCGCTCCCGTTACGGTTGACAGTTCAGGTCGTGCGGTTTCGACCACGTTCTACCTGTCGATTACGAACGCCACGTCAACGACGATTCCGTTTGTCGTCGGTACTGCGCTCACCCCAGCCTCGGCTGCTGGTGACGTTATCACCCTCGCTCTGTCGGCTGCCGCCGCCGTGCGTGCTATCTAGAAAGGACTGTGAAATAACATGCCACAGCCATCAGTAAACAACGTTCACATTGACGCAATCTTGACGAACATCTCGGTTGCGTACTTGCAGAACACCAACAACTTCATTGCGGACAAGGTTTTCCCTGTCGTTCCAGTGGACAAGAAGTCGAACCTCTACTTCAAGTACACCAAGGACGACTGGTTCCGTGACGAGGCTCAGCGTCGTGCCGACGGTACGGCTTCCGCTGGTTCAGGTTACGGCCTCACCACGGACACCTATCAGGCCGACGTGTTCGCCTTCCACAAGGACATTGGCGACCAGACCCGTGCTAACGCCGACAACCCCCTCAACCCCGACATGGAAGCGACGCAGTTCGTCACCCAGCGTCTCTTGCTGCGCCGTGAAGTGCAGTGGGCGCAGGACTTCTTTCAGGGTGGCGTGTGGGGCACCGACGCTGTGGGTGTGACCGCTGGTGCAGGTACCTCTGGTACGACGACCACCATCAAGTGGTCTGACTACACCAACGGTCTGCCCATCGTGGACATCGAGTGGGCCAAGTATCAGGTGCTTCAGAGCACTGGTTACGAACCCAACACGCTCGTGCTCTCGTACCCCGTGTTTCAGAAGTTGAAGGCTCACCCCACGCTGGTTGACCGCTACAAGTACACGCAGGCTGGTGCCATCATCACCGAGGACTTGATTGCTCAACTCTTCGGTCTTGACCGTGTGCTCGTCGCCAAGGCAGTCGTCAACAACGCTGACGAAGGCTTGACTGGCTCGTACAACTTCACCGCCAACAACAACGCTCTGTTGTGCTACTCGGCTCCTAACCCTGGTCTGATGACCCCTTCGGCTGGTTACACGTTCATGTGGACTGGCGTTTCGGGTGGCCTCGGCACCACGGTTGGTGTTTCACGCTTCCGCATGGAAGAGTTGAAGGCTGACCGTGTTGAAGGTGAAATCGCCTTCGACGACAAGGTTGTTGCCGCCGACCTCGGCTTCTTCTGGAACTCGATTATCTAGTTCCAAAGCAGTTCAGTGAAATCCCCCTCGGCCTTCGGGTTCGGGGGGGATTTTGCTTTACTGTGGTACGCTAAATCCTATGAGTACTCCAACACACCGTGTTACAAAGTTGCTGTCCGCAGGTGATTTTGACTACAAAGTCAATGACCTTGTTGACGCTTCCAACTGGGCAAACGTGCAGTCGCTTATAAGCACCGACTACCTCGTCAAGTTGAGCAGCGACGAGATTTCCGAACTCACCGCAACGGTTGAGCCAGAAGAGGCCCCCGTGGTGAAAAAGGCTCCCGTCAAGAAGGCCGCTCCTGCCAAGAAGCCCGTCGCTAAGAAAACCACTAGGTAGAAAGCCGTAACGCAGGTCGCCTATGAAGTTTTACATCAGTGGCGTAATGCGTGGCCTACCTCAGGGTAACTTCCCAGCCTTCAACAAAGCGTCAGATGCCCTTCAGAAGGCCGGATACGACGTTTACAACCCAACTGGGGGCAGAGATACCCCAGACGAGACCGTGGGCCTCACAGGGGCGTTCAGGGCGCACCTGAAGGAACTCCTAGAGTGTGACGCAATCGCCGTTCTCATGGGGTGGGCAACCAGCGAGGGTGCGAAGGTGGAAATGGCTGCGGCAGTAGCGGCAGGATTGGAAACCTACGCCATCTACCCCAACCGCCCCCCTGCGCAAATGCTAGAGAGACTGCCCAACGTCAACATCATCACTAGAGCCGAGGTTATCCATGTCAAGTGAGTGGACTGACGGGACGCTTCCCGATTGGTACGACGAGAACAACCCGTGGACACCACTCCCAGGCGTCCGCACAGGTGCCGAACTTAGCCGTGGTGAAAAGGCCGCTGACGCAGTTCGTAATCGCATGGGTTCGTGGGGATTTGTCGGCACATTCTTGGTGTTCATGGCAATCTGGGCAGCAGTCAACGTCTTTTGGTTGAACAACAAAGGATTCGACCCGTATCCGTTCATCTTGCTAAACCTCTTCCTCTCAATGTTGGCTGGCTTGCAAGGAGCGATTCTGCTGATTGCCGCCAAGCGAGCCGATGCGGTTGCTGCGGAACAGGCTCTCTCACACTTGTCAATCTCTAAGGAAAGTTCCGAAATACTCCACCGTCTCGAAGGTGAACTCCATGAGGTCAAGCGACTGAGCCATGAACTGCACTTGTTTATGAGTGCGGAACAACAGTAAAGGGCTTCATTTCACCAATCCTGTGGCAGAATAGACACAGCGCAAACCCCTAGGAGTAGACGTGGCTCAGGTATTCTTCAACCAAGGCTTGACAAAGATTTTCAACCAACTTGCCGTGCCTACTGGTACTACGCCTTCTGGTACCGCCCCGACCTACTACCTTGGTCTTTTCACTGGCTTCTCTGGCACCACGGTTCCTGCTGCGACTGTCACCCTCGCCACGTTGAACTCTTCGGGTTACGAAATCTGGGGCGCTTCTGGCACCGCCGCATCGGGTTACAGCCGCCAGTCTGTCAACTTTGCTGCCATCGCAACCGCTACTGCATACAACGCTGGTTCGCCAGTTCTTTCCACCACGCCTAGCGCCTCAATCGCTTCTGGTTCATGGACGGCATCGCTTTCCTCGACTTCTGGCATCGCTATTGGCATGACCGCCAACTTCGACAGCACCGGCACATCGGAAATCAAGGTCATTACCGGCATCTCCGGCTCAACGGTCACCGTTTCCTCGGCCTTCACCTCGGCGCACACGACCAGCGCCACGGTTCTCATCGGTGACACCGTGAATGGTGAAAAGTCAACGGGTGCGCAGGTCACGTTCACGGCGACTGGTTCGTGGCTTCAGGCGAACGGCTACTTCATTACGGATGCGGTTTCCAGCACCACGACAGGCAACATCTTCTATGCTGCCAACTTTGCAGACGGTTCCACCACCAACGCAGGCCCGACCTTGGGTGCAAATGACACCCTGAAGGTCACGCCAACGTGGTTGCTGAGCAACTAAGGGGATAACCCTTAGGGGCTGAAATGGCAAGAACTCCTTACACGCTCAACAGTTACACGGGCGAACCAGTTGCCGCCCTTCTGACCAACAGCATTGGTGCGACAGACACAAGTATTTCACTGACCTTCTCTACGGGGATTGGAAGTTGGGTTGGCCTTGGCGTGGGTGGCGGCTTCTTCCTCGCTTTCGACTACAACACCTCTCTCGAAGAACACGTCTACGTTCCTGCCGCTTCATACACTTGGACGAACAGCACTGTCACGCTTCTCAACGTCGTCCGAGCCTACGACACTGCCACCGCAGGAACTGGGGTGGCGCACGCCGCTAACGCATCTGTCGTTCCAATCATCGGTGTCACCGACATCTCCGAGGCCAACTACGCCGTCTCCAAGACGGTGGGCCTAGTTCAAGCGGCTGGTGACCTCATTGTCGGTTCTGGCGCTAACGCCTTTTCTCGACTTCCCCTCGGAACGGCTAACCAAGTTCTTGCGGTCAACGCTGCTGGAACGGCACTCTCGTACACAAGCAGCGCCGTGGGTGCGCAAGGCGCACAGGGTAATCAAGGAGCACAGGGGTATCAGGGGAACGCTGGCTCACAGGGGGCGCAAGGTTTCCAAGGTAATCAGGGAAACGTCGGTACGCAGGGCAATCAAGGCAATCAAGGCAATCAAGGCAATCAAGGCGTATACACGGGAACAACGCCGCCACTTGATACCACCCTACTTTGGAACAACACCAGTGTTTCTTCGGGTTCTTTGCCCGTTACCAGTGGTGGAATGGGGCCGTATTTGCCGACGCCTGGGGCGGTTCTGTTTGGTGGGGCTACTGCAAACACCTACACCGATACCGGCTCCAACGGTGGCGGCGCTACCGGCAACGCAGGCCAGTTGCTCATGTCTTATGGGAACATTGCCAATGGCGGCCCAGAGTGGGTTCAGTTTCAGGTTCACCAAGCCGTTCAAGTCGTCGCCGTGTCAAACATTGTTGGCACCTGCGTTTCCACTGGAATCAGTAGTTCCAATCCCACCGGCACGGTTACTACCGGCGCAAACACGACCAACGACTATCCCCTCAACGTGGACACCTTCACCGTCACGGCAACTGGGGCTTTTGTCGTTGATGGATACACAGTAAGCGCATCAACGGGTGACCGTGTTTTGTTCGCCGGTCAAACGGACACAACACAGAATGGCATCTGGCTCTGCACGACAACCGGAACAACCGGAGTTTCAGCAGTTTTCTGTCGGGACAACGACGCAGACACGCCTTCCAAACTGGCCGCCTCGCTCATTCAGGTCAATCAGGGAACAACCTACGGTGGAACGACGTGGCAGATTGGTCTTGCAAACAACGCCTCAGCCACTCTCGGCACGACCAGTATTCCGGTCTACCAAGTCCTCAGTTCCAAAACTACGATTCCGTACCTCGTTCCGACAGCCGTCCAAACATCCAACTACACAGCGTCAGTTGGAGACAGCGTTCAGTGTCACTCAACCACTGGCTCGATTACCGTCACGCTCCCAACGGCTCCGCCAAACGGAAGCGCCGTTGCGGTAACAAACCTAAGTTATGACCCGAACTCTGTTCTTATTGCAGTCGGCTCTGGCGATACTCTCGGTTCTTTTATTCGCACGACTTTGTACGGTTACCAAAACGCCATTTACACCTACAACGCAAGCACTAAGACGTGGGGGGCGCTGACCGCAGGGTATACCAACGTCGGCGCAAATACCAGTGCTGGCACTCTTCAAGTTGGTCAAGGTGGTACGGGCACGTCCTCGGCTGGTACGGCTGGTTCTCGTCTCGTTTCCAATGGTACGGGATTTTTCACTCAGCCGGTTTCGTCTATTTTTATTGGTTCGCCCACTCTTTCCGTGAATACAGGCGTTGCCGCTATCGCCTCTTTATCGGTGAATGCCTTGAAGTACCCAATGAACTCAGGTTCGACGCTTCAGTTGATTGCTTACCCTTCGGCTGGCGGCTCCATCGTTCAGCAGACCGTAACGTTGTCGGCAGCGGCGGCGGTTGGTGCTACGACCCTTTCCGTCAGTTCTTTCACCCCTTCGCAGGACTTTCCTATTGGTACCGAACTGCTGCCTCTCAGTGTTATCTTGCCCATCAGCACAATGTTCCCCAGTGCCACGACACTTGCAATCACAACTGTAGGTGGTGCCGGTGGTGGTGGGGGTGCTGGAACGGCCTCATCTGCCATCGCTCAGGTCGGTGGCGGTGGCGGTGCTGGTGGTGGCGCTGGGCGCTACCTTATGTCTGTCGCTGCTACTGCGACCTTCAACCTCGGACGAGGCGGCTACGGCGGTGCGGCTGGTGCGGCTGGTGGAAACGCAGGCTCCAACGGCGGCAACGGTGGTGGGCAGAACTTCACTATGAACGGCGTAACCGTCAACAACGGCACTGCTTCTTCTTACGGGGGGGGTAGTAACGCTTCAAGCACCACCGCTATTGGCGGTGGAATCACGGCAGCCGCATCTTCGGCAAATACCTCTTCCAATACTTACTCAGGCGGCGGCGGCCCCTCTGCTAAAAATGCCGCCGGTCAAAACACTGGGTTCATGGGCGGTTTTGGTGGCTCTGGTGGCTCCACCGCTTCTGCGACAAACGGCGGCGCTGCTGGTGCTCCCGCTACCATTTACGGGGTTGTGAGCGTCTTGGGTGCTGCCGGTGGTTCAGCCACAATCAACGGTGTTGCTCCGGCAAATGCTGGTATCAACTCTGCCTGCGGTGGCGTAGGTGGCTCGGCTGGCGCTACCGCAACCGGAACCTCGACGGCTGGCTCGGCTGGCGGTTCGGGCTACATGATTATCGAGTTGGTGAACTAATGCTAAAGAACTGGAACGGCACGGCATGGGTGGAAACCGACACCCCAACCTCGGACGTGACTGTCACCAGTCAAACGCCCCCCTCGGATACCACGGTCAACTGGGAAGATGACAGTCCACTGCTGACCCCTGCCGAGCAAGCGATTGCAACGGCAACGGCAAACCTGCAAAACCTTGTTGGGCAACTTGCTCCCAGTCTTGCCCAAGCGCAAGACGACTTGGTGACACTTTCTTCTTCCACCGACCCTTTAGCGCCAATCTTTAGTCGCACCATTCAAGGGGTTGTAATGTTGGCACAGGGACTGTCTGATGCTTTGATTTCACTGCAACTTATTGCTACCAACGAACAAACGGACTAACTATGTCAATCCTCAACTACTTTTCACCAGTGTCAGGGTCGCCGTTCACTCCATCGGCGGTATCGGGAACGACCATCACCATCAGTAGCACGACTGGACTAAGCGCCGGTATGTCTGTTGAAAACGCATCGGCAAGCATAAACACAACCATTCTGAGCGTCACCAACTCAACGCAGTTCGTGGTTGCGTCGGCTACGGGTATCACCACGTCCACGCCTTTGTCCATTGGAAGTTGGCTCCCCATTGTTTTGGGCGCACAAGGTAGTCAGGGCAGCCAAGGTAGCCAAGGCGCTACGGGCAGTCAGGGCAACCAAGGGTTCCAAGGCACACAGGGCAACCAAGGGGCAACAGGAAGTCAGGGAAGTACGGGTTCGCAAGGCTCTACGGGCGCTACAGGTGCTCAAGGTTCCACCGGAGCGCAAGGCGCTCAGGGGTTCCAAGGGTCGCAGGGAAATCAGGGTAACACTGGGGCAACAGGCTCACAGGGAAATCAAGGTAATCAGGGTTTCCAAGGTTCGACTGGCTCTACCGGAACACAGGGAAATCAGGGCTTTCAGGGAAATCAGGGTAACACTGGTGCTCAGGGTGCAACTGGTTCGACGGGCGCACAAGGCTCGACTGGTGCACAAGGCTTTCAGGGAAATCAAGGGTTCCAAGGTTCTACGGGTGCTCAGGGAGCGCAAGGGTACCAAGGAGCAACGGGTAGTCAAGGTTCGACTGGCTCGCAAGGTTCGACGGGGGCGACTGGTAGCCAAGGAAACCAAGGTTACCAAGGAGTAACCGGCAGCCAAGGTGTTCAGGGCAGTCAGGGATTCCAAGGTACGCAAGGTGTACAGGGTTCTCAGGGCAATCAGGGTTCAACCGGCTCGACTGGTTCTCAGGGTAACCAAGGAAATCAGGGTACGCAAGGCGTTCAAGGGTTTCAAGGTACGCAGGGTACGCAAGGATTCCAAGGAAATCAAGGCTTTCAAGGAAATCAAGGCGTGCAGGGAGCGCCTTCAGCACTCAACGCCCACTCATCCGTTCAGGTTGCCGACACCGCCGGAACGACGAACTCTTCCACCTACACGGCTGGCACGATTGACGCTAGTGGCGGTTACGGCATCGGCGCAAAACTGACCGCTTCTGCAAACGGTGCTTTGGTGATTGACGGCGTGACCCTGACCGCCAACCAACGTGTTCTCGTTACCGCAAACACCAACGCCAAGTACAACGGTATCTACACCGTAACGGCAACCGGCTCAGTATCAACGCCGTGGACACTCACCCGTGCCACCGACTACAACGATTCCACCGCTGGCGAGGTTGCCGCTGGCGACTACACGCTCACCATCGCCGGAACAAGCAACGCTGGTAAGACCTACGAGATGATTTCGACTGGTACTGGTACTGGTGGTGTAATCCTTATCGGCACCGACAACATCAACTGGACGCAGGTTTCTGGTCAGGGCGCACAAGGGTATCAAGGCGTGCAGGGTGCCGGTGGTGTAATCGCCAACTACATCTCGGCATACGACACGACGACCCAGACGGCCTCATCCACAACGGTTTCCAACGTCGTAAACATCAACACGGTGAGCGCCAACTACGGCATTACCATCGCCAGTGGAAACCAAGTCACGTTCGCCCACGCTGGAACTTACAACATCCAATACTCGATTCAGTTTGCTAACTCTGACAGCAACTCTGACAACGTGGATGTTTGGCTTCGTCAAAACGGTACGGATGTCATTGACAGCAACTCGGTGTATAACGTGCCTGGGACTTCGCACGGTGGCTCTGGTGCGCTGATTGCCGCCGTCAACTACGTCATCAACGTCAATGCCAACGACTACGTTCAGTTGGCGTGGGCACCGTCGAACACAACTATCTCCATCGCCGCCACTGGCTCCCAGACCGGCCCCACCGTCCCAGCCACCCCAAGCGTCATTTTCACTGCTCAGCAAGTGACATACCAAGGGGCGCAGGGAAACCAAGGCTATCAAGGTACACAGGGATTTCAAGGGACGCAGGGCTTTCAGGGGACAACAGGCGCACAAGGGGCGACGGGTTCAACAGGCGCACAAGGTTCACAGGGCAACCAAGGCTCAACTGGCGCACAGGGAACAACAGGTGCACAGGGTAGTCAGGGCTATCAAGGTAACCAAGGATTTCAGGGCAACCAAGGCTCCACCGGCTCGCAGGGCACTACTGGTGCTCAGGGCACAACTGGTGCAACTGGTGCGCAAGGCTCCACCGGCTCGCAGGGTAGCCAAGGCAATCAGGGCTACCAAGGAACTACCGGCTCCCAAGGCAATCAAGGAAACCAAGGATTTCAGGGGTTCCAAGGTAATCAGGGGAACCAAGGAACGCAGGGATTTCAGGGGAATCAGGGAAACCAAGGCGCTTCATACGCAACCACGAGTTCCACCTCGCTGACCATCGCTACGGGCAGCCAAACCCTCACCGTCGGCACCTACCTCGCATACACCGTCGGTCAGACCGTGCGCATCTACAACACGGGTATCCCAGCCGACTACATGATTGGAACAATCACCGCATACACCGCCGCCACAGGCTCTATGACGGTGAACGTGACGACCATTGGCGGCTCAGGAACGTTCACGACGTGGACGGTGAACTTGGACGGCATCGTCGGTGCCCAAGGAACACAGGGGTATCAAGGTTTTCAGGGTAATCAGGGTAACACCGGCTCACAAGGAAACCAAGGCAATCAAGGGTTCCAAGGGTTCCAAGGGAACCAAGGTTCAACGGGTTCTCAGGGGTCTACTGGCGCTCAGGGGTCTACTGGCGCAACAGGCTCACAAGGCTCTACTGGCGCTCAAGGCAGTCAAGGGGCCACCGGCAGTCAAGGTTCGCAGGGGTATCAGGGGTATCAGGGTGTTCAAGGCGCTACTGGAGCGCAAGGCTCCACTGGCGCTACGGGAGCGCAGGGTTCGCAGGGCTTCCAAGGGCAGATTGGTGCGCAAGGAAGTACGGGCGCACAAGGTGCACAAGGGTTTCAGGGCAACCAAGGGTCTACGGGTAGTCAGGGTTCGACAGGTTCTACCGGAACACAGGGAAATCAGGGGAACCAAGGTAATCAAGGCTCGCAGGGTAATCAAGGATTTCAAGGGAGCCAAGGCTTTCAAGGCAACGGCTACACAGTCACGTCTACGACTTCGCAGTCAATCACCACCGGCTCGCTGACGTGGAACACTTCCAATACTGGTGCTTACGCCGTTGGACAACGAGTGCGTGTCATTTACACCACCACGCCAACCGACTTCATGGCTGGTGTCATTACGGCGCTTGTGGCGAACACCTCGATTACGGTCAACGTGGACACTACGGGCGGTTCAGGTGGCCCGTACACCTCGTGGACATTTGCCATTGATGGAATCACCGGAACACAGGGAAGTCAGGGTAATCAAGGCAATCAAGGCTCAACGGGAACACAAGGCAACCAAGGAACGCAGGGCAATCAGGGAACGACTGGCGCACAGGGAAGTCAGGGAAACCAAGGTAATCAGGGCAATCAAGGCGTAACCGGCTCTCAAGGCACTCAGGGTTCTCAGGGTTCGCAGGGTTCGCAGGGTTCGCAGGGATTCCAAGGCAATCAAGGTGCCTCGGTTACTGGTGCGCAGGGTAATCAAGGTAATCAAGGCTCCACTGGTTCGCAGGGTGCGACCGGCACGACTGGTAGTCAAGGCAACCAAGGAAATCAAGGCTATCAAGGCGCTACCGGCAGTACCGGCAACCAAGGTTTTCAAGGCAATCAGGGCAATCAGGGGTACCAAGGAAACCAAGGCGTAAGCGGCGCACTGAACGCCCTTCCGCTCACTGGTGGAACCCTTACCGGAACCCTGTACACGCCCAACGAGTTCATCACGAACATCGCCTCAACTTCGGTTGCGGCTTCGGTTTCACCTCTTCAGGTCGGCTTGCAAACGCTGTCATACACGGACTTGAACATCAATGCCGCCATTGTTTCCAACGTCAACAACTACAACCAAGTGGTTCTTCAGAACACCAACTCCGGCACGACGGCTTCGGCAAACTTCAACATCTCCAACGACCAAGGTTCCGCCACCGCCAACTTCGGTGAAATCGGTATCAACTCGTCAGGCTTCACTGGTACGGGGGCGTTCAACGGCGCAGGAAACGTCTACCTTGCTTCCGGCTCGACAGACCTCGCCATCGGTACCTACGGTGCCAAGCCAATCCACTTCGTGGTGAACAGCGGCGCTACGGATGCAATGACGATTAGTGCCACCGGCGCTACGACCATCAACGGCGTTCTGTCCATGAGTGGTCAAAAGATTACGAACATCGCCAACGGTACGGCTTCAACCGACGCTGCCGCCTTCGGGCAGATTCCGACGGCTGCCGCTGGTGCGGTTGTCTTTGGTTCAGCATCAGGAACCCTCACGGACACGTCATCCAACGGTGGCGGCGCAACTGGTGGTGCTGGTTACCTGCTCATGTCCTACGGCAACATCGCTAACGGTGGCCCAGAATGGGTGGAGTTCCCCATTCACCAAGCCGTCAACGCAGCGGCGCAGCAGTCCCTTGCAGGAACCTATGTGGTTGGTCAGACGCTGACCATCACGGCTGCCTCGTACTCATCCCCCACAATCACGTTCACCTACACAACGACTGGCATCACGCCGACTGTTGGGCAAAACATAACTGTTACTGGGATGACCCCAACGGCATACAACGGAACGTATGTCATTGCCACCGCATCCGCCACTCAGTTCACCGTCTACTCCGCCTCTTCCTTAGGCACCGCCACCGTTTTTGGAACAGCGCAACAGGGCAACCTCGTCAATGACGCTCCACTTGCTGTTGACGTTTTTATCGGCGTAGGCGGAACGTTTGCATCGGACGGATACCCTGCCAGTGGCGGAACCCTAGTTGGTGACCGCTGGCTATTCCCATTCCAAAACACCACAACGCAGAACGGCGTATGGCTGGTCACGCAAGCAGGAACTACGACGAGCACTCTTTTCACTGCAATGTCGTGGTCTGCCGGAACCATAACCTTTACGGGTTCGGGCATGACTTTCACGGCTGGTCAGTACATCACCGTGAGTGGGGCGACTACCACGGGCTACAACGGCACATGGCTCATCGCTACCGCCACTTCTACGACTTTGACGGTGACGGGCGTAAGCACCATCACCACCCCAGCCACAGGAACCATGGGAACGGCTACCGTACCCACAATCTTTTGCCGAGACAACGACGTTGACACTGCCAACAAGTTGTCTACCTCACTCATTCAGGTTCAGCAAGGTACGGCCTACGGCTCTACGTCGTGGCAGATGGGCATCTCATCCAGCGGCACGCTCGGCACAACCGCCATTCCGGTCTATCGATTTTTCACCTCAAGGGGTGTCGTCCCCATGAGCAGTGGTGGCACGGGAATCTCAACGGCTTCCACCACTGGCGCACTCGTCTACGGCGCCTCGAACACGTCACTGGGGTACTTGGCAGGAAACACAACTGTTACTCCACAGACGCTCATTTCCATCGGTGCCGGTGGCTCTGCGCAGGCTCCAATCCTTGGTTATTCACAAGACTTGGCTCTTGCGTATGCTTCTTCTGTCGGAACCAGCGTTGCTGAAACACTGTACCGTGGTGCGGTTACGTCCTCACTTACGCTTTCATCAGGTGTTTTCCGCACTACCGCCGTGTACCTGTACGCAGGGCAAATCATCAACAAAATCACCTTCGCCACGAATGCGACTGCTGGCGCATCGTTGACTGGTAACTGGGGTGCCATCTTTTCTTTCGCCGGAACCACCGCTACCCTCGTGGCGGCGACGGCGGCGCAGGGCCTTACTTCGATGGCGGCATCAACGTATTTCACTTGGCCCATCGCCACGATTGCCGCTGGTTCCTCAACTACCTACACCGTGGGAACATCGGGCATTTACCACATCGGTGTTTGCATCACGGGGACTACGCCACCCAGCGTCGCCTCTAACACATACACGCCACCGAACAGCACCACCGTCACACCAATCATCGCCTCGACGTGGACTGGTAGCAGTAGCCCTGCGACCATTGGTTCGACGTACACTATGTTGGGTTCCAGCAACTTGATTTATTACGCCCTCAACTAAGGATAACTATGAGCGCACAATACACAGTCGGTCAGCAACTCAACGATGGCGTTACTGTTACCGCAGACGAGTACATCGAGAACCCAGACGGCTCTTCAGTGGAAAATGTCACGACCTCGACGGGGGCGACGTTCACTATCTACGTCGGAACGCCGGACGAACAGGCGGTCACCACCGCCACCACCAACCTTCAGTCGCTTGTCGGTCAGTTGGCACCCAGCCTCGCCCAAGCGCAGGCCGACGTAGAGACGTTGGCATCATCAACCGACCCACTCGCTCCCATCATCAGCAGAACCGTGCAGGGAGTGGTTTCGGTGGCGCAGGGGCTGGCTGACGCACTGGTGGCACTTCAGATAATCACCGCAAGCCAAATCCAACAAGGAAGCCAATCCTCGTCCTCGTAAGGGCTATAGTGTCGTCTATGACGATTTCAGTGTTCACGCCCAGCCACAATCCAAAGTGGTTGGACGAAGTTGCCGACAGCCTTATCGCCCAGACCCACGACGACTGGGAATGGGTTGTTCTTCTCAATGGTGAAGCAGAATGGGAACCGCCACACGACCCCCGTATCACAGTTCTCCACGCCGACCCGAACGTAAAGGGCGTGGGTGCGCTGAAAAAGTACGCCGTTGAAATGTGCAAGGGCGACATCATCTTGGAACTCGACCACGATGACCTCTTGATGCCAACCGCCCTAAAGCGTGTTGCTGAAACCTTCGAGGACAATCCCGATGTCGGTTTCGTGTACTCAGACTTCGCCCAAATCAACGAGGACGGTTCACCCAACTTCACTCAGTTCGACCTCAGTTACGGGTGGTCGTACCGAGACGAAGGTGAGTACCACATCACCAACTCAAAGTCTCCACACCCCCACAACGTCTCGCTCATCTGGTTCGCCCCAAATCACCTGCGCTCATGGCGACGCAGTGCTTATGACACTGCCGGTGGTTACAACCCTGCCCTTGACATCCTTGACGACCAAGACCTCATGTGCCGAACGTATCTTGTCACGTCATTTCACCACATCAAGGAAAACCTGTACCTACAGCGAATCCACAATGAACAGACGCAAGCCCAAGCGGAGACCAACCGCCGCATCCAAGCCGAAACCATAGACATGTACAACCACTACATCTCTAGCCTTGTGGTGAAATGGTCAAAGGACAATGACTTGTTTGCCCTCGACCTTGGCGGAGCGCACAACCCAGCATGGGGTTACCAGACAGTAGACCTTCACGAGCCTGCCGACCACGTTGGTGATGTCTTTGACATCTTTGATTCGCTGCCGGACAACTCCGTGGGCGTTCTGCGAGCCGCCGACTTCTTGGAGCACCTAGACCCAGAACGCAAAGTTGAGTTTTGGAACGAGGCGCATCGTGTACTGGCTAATGGTGGAATGTTCCTGTCTCTAACGCCCAGCGCACTCGGAACCGGCGCTTACTCAGACCCGACGCACCGCTCTTACTACGTCGAACAGTCTTTCTACTACTGGACTAACCAGAACTTTCGCAAGTACGTCCCCGAAATCACCGCACGGTTTCAGGTTTCGAGACTTCAGACATTCTTCCCCAGCGAGTGGCACCAGCAACAGAACATCAGTTACGTCCAAGCCAACCTCATTGCCCTCAAAAATGACAGCGAACGCTTCGGTGGTATTCTTAGTATCTGAGCGACCATGTAGAAGGTGAAATGTCAAGGGGTGTCAAGTACAGCCAAGCCTTCTTCAACGGTGGACAGTATGACTTCGCAGGCAGGCTCATCAACGCCGGTAGCGAAAGCGCCCAAGCGCAGAACTCTAATGCTGAAAAGACTGCCGGTAGCAACAAGGTTTCCGCTGCCGATGATGTTCAATCAACCGTTTCGGTGAAAACGCAGGGCAGGAACGAGGTCGGACTGACCACGGTATTGCTAGAGGCCACCAACGGCGAAAAGTCTGTCACGTCCGCCAAGAGCAGTCAAGTAGCGGAAATCAGCAAGACGAACGCAGAACGCCTCGTTTCATCCACAAAGACCAATGCCGATGCAACAGTTTTCACCACCGAGGTTGCCAACCAGCGTGGGTACAACAAGTCATCCGAAGCCACGGGCGTGCAGTCGAGCGAAGCGTCACGGTTTAGTGCATTCATCAGTGCAGTCGTCGGAGTGTTGGTGGAATCTACCGCTATCGGACGGCTTTACGCAAGCGTGAAGGACAGCGCCGTGGGTGAGCGCCAAGCGTCCCTTGCGGTGAAATCTCGCACCGTAACTAAAACAACCGAAACCGCATTGTCGGAAAAGACCGTCGGTTCCAAATCTCGTGCCGTAAACGAAACAAACGAAACCGCACTGATGGAATCAAGCGAGATTGCAAAGACCGCACAGTACCTCGCTGCCAGTCAAGCAGCCGAAATCGAGAAAACAACGTCGTCGAGGCAGGTTGCCGCTTCCAAATCAGCCGAAACCACGTTCACACAAAAAACGCAGGTTGTCAAGTCCGCTTCGTTCTTCGGCGCTGCTTACTCCGCTCTGGTGGAATCCACCGTCGGTTACCGTGTATCTAGCATCTCCAAAAACGCTTCCAATGCGCTGCGTCAAGCAACTGTTGCTGTAACGACATACATACAACGCTCATCCTTAGCAGCGCCGATACTCGTTCGCTTTGGGTTCAAGAACCCCAACCCGTTCTACACCGAGAACACCAATGAAGTCTTTACAAACCCCAATCAACAGTCGTTCACCACCCAAAACACGGCAGAGGGATTCCGAGAGGACGGGGTATCATCGTATGAGGACGGACAGTAGTTTCACCTCTTTAGTCGCCAAAGGAAATCAATGACCATTCATTACCCCACCCCTGCCGCAAGCCTGCCAGCCGCAGCATTCCAATGGTTCGACGCAAGCGGTGCACTACTGGATTTCAGTAGCGGATGGACGTTCACGATGACGATTGGTCAGCCACCCAACGGTGCCACGATTACCAAGACCAACCAGACCTACTTCGTTACCAACTCAACCGTTCCACCTACTGTGGGGCAGCCAAACCTGACCGTCAACTGGGCCGTTGGCGAACTGTCATCGCTGTCGGCTGGGCGCTGGCGCTTCCAAATCACCGCAACACAAAACTCGAACGGTGCGTCTCGTGTACTCACGGGCACGCTCGTCATTGATGAAAGCGTGCTCCAATAATGGGATGGACTTACTCAGGCAACCCGAACAGTTCCCTCAAAGACCAAGTTCGATTCATGATTGGTGATACCGTCGAGGCGAATCCCTTGATTCAAGATGAGGAAATCTACTTCTGCTTGGCAGAGGTGAACCAGAACCTCTACCGAGCCGCCTCAAACGTCTGCTACAACCTCGCAGCGCAGTTCACGGGCCTCGCTCAGAGCGAGAGCAAGAGCGTCGGTGGACTGGACATCAGCAAGTCTTACGGTGACCGTGCGCAACGCTATGAGCGTCTCGCCAAGGACTTGTTGCTCCGTGGTCGCCGTGTCAACCCACCATCGGTTTCAGCAGACCCCAACGCACTGGGTGCGGAAATGAAGGTTGGCGAGTTCGACCCCTACTACGCCGTTCCAAATGCGTGGCCTTCCGGCTCTGTCCTTGGCACCACCACGACGTATGGCACGGGCTATGCGCCTGACTATCAGGGTGACTTCACCGCCGAGACGGGCGACATCATCAGTGACGACGATGCCATCCAAGGTGAAATCCAATCCGAACTCTCAAACGGTAACGCCGACTAATGACGATTTACTACGGCTACGAGGAACCCAATGGGCTTGGTGGAATAGCCGCCACGGGCATTGACGTTGACCTATTGGCCCTGATGAACCAGCCTATTCTCATCGAGAACGTTGTCACCAATCAAGTGTCAAACAACGGACTTACCATTACGGGGTTCATCTCAACAAGCGCCTACACAATGTTCACCTACACGGGGACAACTACGCCGGTGGCTGGTCAGCAAATCACTATTGGTGGGTTCACTGGCGCTTTTTCTGCACTCAACGGTACGTCTACGATTTCACTGGCCCCATCAACGTACCCATCGCCTGCCACCGTAGCGTGCACGGGGGTAACGGCTGGCTCGTACATCAATAACTACTACGTTCCCCAATCGTGGTTGTCCGTCATTCAGATTCCAGGCGCCGTTCAAGCCCTGAACTGTAGCACTGACACGAACGACAGCGTTCCCCTGCTTCTCGGTCAAATAACGTACAATAGCAACGGAATAAACAACATTTGGGAGTTCAACGTCAATCAGGGGACAGCGCCCAATGGCAACCCGTACTACGTTCCACAAAAAAATCCCAGCGGTTCGGGAACGGCAACGGCGCTGAACTGGTTTGCGGTTCCCAAAACTTCCAATCTCGGCGCTGGCGTTGTAAACGGAACCACTATCACCACTGCTGGCGGTTCCGTTTCCTGTGGCAACATCTCCGCCTCGATTACCCTCGTCACCCTCGACGGTTACGGGCGGCACTTTGTGAACTCATCGGGCAACTCTAGTTCGACGGTGGAATACGGAGCGGCGACGCAGTACCTCTGTCGCTTGGAGTACCAGACCAAGGTGTTGGCGACCATCAACGGACGTGACCTCGTTAGTTCGGGCCGTGCGTACCTCAACGGGTTCTACTTGGGCATCAGCACCGAAAGTCGAGTGACGCTTCCAAACGTCACAAATCCTGCTCAGGAGCACCCCATCATCATGTACGTCGAGAACAACTACGACGAGAACGGCTTGACTGGCTACAACACCGTTCTGCACTTCGAGTAGTGAAATAATGCCTCGAAACCGCCCACTTGTCAGGTTCAAGATTGATAAGGACAGCCTTCCAGTCCCTGCGTTCATTCGACGAAGCATCAACAAGCACGTCGCCCAAGCCATCAACGAGGTGATGAGCGGCGTGTTTGCTCGAAGCCAAGAACTTGTACCCGTGGACACTGGCGCTCTGAAGGCATCCGGCGTGTTCATTCCAGCACAGGAAATCATGCCGACATACGAGAAGCCGCAGGCGTACATCAACTACGGAAACGCCGACGTTGATTACGCTGTCTACGTCCACGAAAACCTCGATGACCACCACGCAGCCCCGACGCAGGCGAAGTATCTCGAACAGCCCCTTACCGAAGCCAATCCAAAACTGATGGAAGCCATAAAGAAGGCTACGATAAAAGGCGCACTCATGGGATGGAAGCACTAATGGCAATACTTGACGACATCGGACGGTTCCTTGGCAGCCAGACCCTTTCCACCTCATACGGCAACCTCACGCTGGGTGTCAACCTGTTCCTTGGTCGCACCCCAGCCGAAGCGCCAAACCAGACCGTTACCGTGTACGAGTACATGGGTCAGGAGCCGGATTTCACTATGGGGCCGAACATCTCGGCGTTGGAGTTCCCTCGCATCCAAATCGCCCTTCGTGGCCTTCCTGAGGACTACCCGAACACCTACGCATGGGCCATCGCCATCCGCAACGCCTTTGCCGGATACGTCGTTCCCGACGCTGTGTACTTCCCGTACTGCATCCGTATTGCCACGCAAGGCATTCCTAACTATCTTGGATTCGATGAGGTGAACCGTCCGAAGTTCACGATGAACTTCATCATGACGACCAACGCAACGAACGGAGTTCCAAATGTCTAGCGAGCATGTGCCAAACCCCATAATGCTTGCCTTGCGTTCAGCACGGCTGGCGAACGAGGCGGCTCTGCACGCCATCCGTGCCGCCGAGCAGTTGCTCACCATGATTGAGGACGAGCCTGTTTTGGAATCACCCGAACCTGTACAGGAAGTTGTACAGGAAGTTGTACCAGTCGGCTGCACTCACAAGGATGCTATGTTGGTTTCCACGATGTCGGGTTCGTACAAAGTGTGCGAGTGTGGTGAACAGATAGAAGAATAATAGATTCTTGCTTTTGTCACAGCCATACTGTACAATAAGTAGACGCAGTTAGCCGCTGCGATTTTCCCACTGATAGGAGCAACTATGAATAACGACAAGACCAAGAACAACAAGGGTGCCGCTAAGAAGTCGGCAAAGCCAGCCGCAAAGGTTGCCCGACCCAAGACCAGCAACACCCCTGCTCCACCTGCCCTCGTCCGTCTGCTGGGGGGATTCTAACTATGGCTAAGAGAACCATCACATCAGCATCAGCCCCAACGACCATCGCCCACAAGTGGGTCGCCGTCGAGGAATGGAACGGGTTTGTGAAGGACGACCCCATTGTCATCAGTGGTGAACGAGGGGACTTCAAGTTCATCTCGGCCCACGTCATTGACGGTGAGGCCATCAGCATCATCGTCCACGGCGGTGTCTATGGACACGTCACCATGCGAGCCTTCTATCCCAACAGGGTCAGCAAGCCCCACGCCAAGAAGCGACGGAAGGCGACTGAAGCAGCCTGACATTTCCAATACGAGTGGTACGATTTTCCCTAGGAACGTCCCGAAAGGCACTCATGGCTAAGGCTACCCAGTCGTATCAAGTCACCAACGCCGACATTGCTTACAACGGCAAGGTTGCCACGGTTGGTTCCATCATCTCCGATTTCCCAGGCGAGGACATCGCTTGGTTGCTTGCCGATGGATGGATTGTCGCCGCAAGTGCATCAGCGGACACGCCAGAAGCCCCTGTGACGGCTCCTGAGCCTGCTGCCGATACCTCGGTACCTGCCGAAAACACGACTGAAGAGAGCAACTAATGCCCACTTTCATGATTGGTAAGAACACACGAGTACTCTTCTCGAACCCCACGTTCACCTCTGCCACCGTCAATGGCATCTGGGCAACGTCATCGAGCACTATCACCATCAACGAGGTGGCGAACGTCCCCCTCTACGTCGGCATGACCGTGGCTGCCACGGCTGCTGGCCTGCCTTCAAGCACCATCACGGCAGTCTCAAACTCGCTCACGAGCCAGACCATCACCATCAGCGGTACGACCACAAGCGCCGCCACCGTCCCGACTACCATTGCCGTCACCGCTCCTGCTGGCTACGGTGCAGACTTCTCCCAGTACTTCAACGACGTATCAATCTCACGAGGCATCGAAGCCACGGAGACGACTGCGTTCCAAACCGGCGGTGTCAAGTCCTTCATTCAGGGCCTTCGTGAAGGCTCTATAAGCATGTCGGGCATGTTCGAGCAGTCGCTCGGCGGTGTTGAGAACGCCTTTGGTGCCGCCTTCCAAGGCAACAATGACGACGGATTCCTTGTTTTCCCTGATGGTGGAACGGCTACCGCCACCGGCGGCCCTGACTTCCGATGCCACTTGGCTCAGGTGGTGGAAACCAAGTACGACATCAAGTCGCCTGTCGCTGGCGTTGTCGCCATTGACATGGAAGCCACAGCCGACGGCGGTGTGTGGAACGGCGTGGGCCAGTACCTTCCTGCGACAGTGCTGACGGGTGCAGGCACGTTCTACACGGCTGCCTCACTCACCTCGGCTGGAACGGGTTCCTCAAACGGCGGTCAGTTGCACCTTGGCGTTTTGTCCCTAAGCGGCACGTCGCCAACGATTTCAGTGCAGTTGCAGCACTCACAAACGGGTAGTTCTTGGGTTCCTGCCACTGGTGGCCCTGAGGGTGTCGCCTTGACCTCGCTAGGTTCAAGCATTCAGATTTTGACTGGTACGATTTATTCGTACACACGGCTCGCAGTAACGCTGGGCGGCACAAGCCCCTCAGCGGTGGTCTATTACGGGTTCGCCCGTTACTAAGGAGTAACCAATGCCAACTTTCCAGCACGGTAAGAATGCCTTTCTTGCCCTCGGATTCGAGAACGCAACTTCGCCCATCAACACCTACACGTCCATGAACACCACGACGTTCACGGGTACTGCTGGTACGTTGGTTACGACTGGTTCGCTCCTTGCCTCGGACAACGTTCTGTACACCAACTCGTCGGGTACGTCGTATTACGGTTTCTTTGCCAACGCCGCCAACAGCCAGAGCCTTTCACCTCTGCCTTCGTTGACCGTTCCGCTGCTTACGGCTACCCAGCCCACTACGTCGAGCACGAGCATCACCTCGACCACGGCGATTGCCGCCGGTGCGACTTCGGGTACTGGTTACTTGCTTCCCATGTGGAACATTTCACCATACATCAACGACGTGGACTTCCCGACGGCTATCGCTGCGGAAGAGACGACCTCGTTCAACGCCGCTGGTGTCAAGTCGTTCATCGTTGGTCTGAAGGACTACACGGTCACCTTCTCCGGTCACTACGATTCGGCTTCGACCATCTTCGGTCTGACTGGTCTTGACGCTGCAATGCAGTCGGCTCTGAACTACCAGAACAACGCTGGTCAGTTCATCTCCTTCGTCTACGGCCCCACCGACCCAGGCGCCTTTGCCGGTGGTTCGGCTTCGGTGAAATACTACGGTCAGGGCATCTTGACGAAGTACGACCTGAAGTCAACGGTGTCGGGCGTTGTGACCTTTGATGCTGAAATGCAGGTCACTGGCGTAGTTTCACGCTCGCTCATCTAATCCATAGAGTAGGCTATCCTGTAGGTGGGTTTTGCCCACGACGAACAGGAGAATAATGTCAACCCTTAGTGAAAAGATTTTCGCTGCCGATGACATCCAGTCGGAACTGCTCACCGTCCCTCAGTGGGGCGTTGAGGTTCTGGTCAAGGCAATGACTGCCAAAGACCGTGCACGGATGATTGGCAAGGCGCAGAACGAGAACGACGGCATCTTTGCCCTAGAGGACGTGCTTCCCGACTTGGTGATTCACTGCACCTTTGACCCCATTTCGGGCGAGCGTGTGTTCCAGCCGCAAGACCGTGAGGCTCTAATGGCGAAGTCGGCAGCCGCCATCGAAGGTATTGCTACCGTTGCGTTGCGTCTTTCGGGCATGGGTGCTGATGCGGTGGACGAATCGGGAAAAGACTTCTCGCCAACCCAGAGCGACGATTCCTCTTTGTCCTAGCGGAAACGTTGGGGCGGACGGTTGAGGAACTCCTAGAGGGTTCGCCATCTCACCGTCCGCTCTCATCCCCTGAGTTGGTGGAATGGTTAGCCTTCTACAAACTTCGTGCCTTTGACCAAGAACAAGAGATGGCACGAGCCAAAAACGGTTATTAGCCAAAGGTGAAATAGACTTTGCTCTAGGAGCGTGCCGTTATGTCTATGTCAGGTGGGATTGAATCTGCTGCCCAACTTCGGGTACAGATTATTGGTGACCCAACCAACCTACAGGATTCCTTAGACGCTGTATCGGCTAAGGCATCCAGCGTCGCTGGGCACATGACGAGCCTCTTTTCCAATGTTGGTGGAATCATTGGCTCCGCTATTGCATTCGGTGGCGCATACGCTCTACTCAGCAAGGGTGTAGACCTCGCTTCGCAACAGGCTTCGTTGCAAGCGCAACAGGCCGTCTTGGTGAAAAACCAAGGTGCGTCAAATGCTTCGTTCGTCGGTGGCCTCTCCACGGTTCTTGGTACACAGAACGCCATCAACAAGGCCGGTCAACAGTACTCGGCGTTGCTTGACGGCCAGGCGACGCAGATGTCGTTCCAAACGGGTATCGCCAAAAACAGCATTATTCAGGCTCAGAACCTTCTGATTCCTAACACCGACTTGACGAACCTGTACAAGTCGCAGAACGCTGAAACGAAGAAGAACGGCGACTACCTCAACCAGTCCCTGATGGCGGCTGCAAACCTTTCAGCACAGATGGGTACGAGTGGAAACATCGTCACGGGTGCTAAGGCGCTGGGACGGGTGCTTGCCGACCCTGCCAAGGCAATGAGTTCCATGTCTCGCATGGGATTCCACCTCTCACAGCCTATGCAGGCGCAAATCAAGTTGACGGAGAAGCAGAACGGCCTACTCGCCGCTCAGCAGTTGACCATCAAGGACATCAACTCACAGTTGGGTGGCACGGCAGCGGCTGCCATTACACCAGTCCAGCGTTTGCAAAACGACTTCAACAACCTTGCCCAGACGTTGGGTCGAGGACTGATGCCTGTCATTGACAACATGGCTGAAATGCTTGGTGCGGCCCTTCAAGCAGCAATGCCATTGTTCAACGCCATCGCTCAGTCAATGACCATGGTGTCATCCACCATCGGTAATGCACTGGGAACAATGGTTCAGAGTTTCATGCCGATGATAAAGATTTTCACCTCAGGTTTTCTTCCTGCGTTGCTGGCGGTTCTGAAGCCAATCATCGGATTCTTCTCAGCGATTGGTCAGGTGCTGGCGCAGGTGTTCAGCAGCAAAGAGATTGCCATCTTTGTCGGTCTTTTTATCAAGTTGGGTGCCGCCGTAGCCGGTGCCATTTTACCTGCGCTGAATGAACTAGCAGGCATCTTCAAGAAGTTGGAGCAAAGCGGACAACTCACACAGTTGCTCAATGCCTTCCTTCAGGTGCTGAGTGCCATCTTGCCGGTTCTCCCGACCATGGTAACGGCATTTGCCCAGATTCTTCAAGCGGTTATGCCCCTTATCCCGTATTTCGCTGAAATCGTTACCATCATGGCGAAGATTTCGGCTAAGGGCATCAACATGCTCGTCACGGGCTTCGACGACTTTATCAAGGTCATCACCAAGTTCAAGCCGTTGTTTGAGTTGGTCGGCGGTGCGCTTCTCATTTTAGCAGCCGTTTGGTTCTCTAAGCGTCTGTTTCAAACCCCAATGATGGCGCTGGTGCAACTCAGTGAAAAAATGGTCGGCGGAATCCTGAAGTCAACCATCCGCATGAAGTCGGCTTTCAAGGGTGCCTTTGCCGGTATTTCGCAAGAAGGCAACAGCGCATTCTCCGGTATGGCGATGGGTTGGCGCAAGGGCATGGCGGGTGCTGAAAAGGACATCAAGCAACGCCAGTTGAACATGATGGTGTTGACCAAGCAAATCAACCCACGCTCCGCTACCCGACTTCAGCGCATGCTCGACGTTCAAGGCCCCGAAGCCGAAGAGGTCTACAAGAACGCTCGCTTGCAGACAATGCCACTGTTCGGTAAGTACTTTGCCGCTCGACAAAGGGCTGGTGAAAGCGATGTTGCGTATGAGGCTCGGAAAACGCAACTGAAGCAAGCACGAGGGATAAAAAACTACCTGCTCGGCTCAAACCTCAACGTCCAAGACTTCATGAAGCAGGCGCAGTTACCTACGGGCGGTGAAGAAGGGGAAGAAGAAGAAAACGTCACTGCGCTAAAGGGTAACACCGGCGCACTCGGTGAGTTGAAGCAAAGTCTAGAAAACAGTGGAAAGGTTTTGTCCGGCAGTCTTTCTGGCGTTGGTGAACAACTCACCACGCTCAGCAATAGCGAAAAGCAACTTTCCTTGCTCAACGAAAGTGGAACGGCGCTGAATGAAAAGGCGCTAACCCCCATGCAACAGGGGCAACTGTTCGACCCCGATTTGACCAAGGAACAAGGCGGATTGTTTGCCAAAGAAGCCACCAAGGTTATGGGCAGTGAAATCAGTAAGTCATCTTTCCGTAGTCGCCTCAGTGGGCGGTTTGGTGGAACGGGCGGTGGTCGTCAGTTAGCGTCCGGCGTTGGCATGGCAGCGACTGGTGCGTTCGGTGCCGCTACGTCGTTCGCCCTCGGTGGTGGAATGGGTCAGTTGTCGCAGTTCGGCAAGGGAATCTCAGACCTGTTCAACGGCAAGAAGGTTGACTGGAACGGCATGTTGACGGGTGCCATGCAGTTGAGTGGTGAACTTGGCTCGATGGCTCCGCTCGTTCACGGACTTGGCAACATGTTCGGTGGCCTTAGTGCGATTGTCAAGAAGATGTTTGGTTCAGAAGTCCTCGATGCTGTCGCTGCCGGAACCGAAACCGACGCTGCTACCGGCTCGTCAGCCGCCACAATGGTTGGTGAAATGCAAACCGCATCCACTGAGATGTCGGCGGCTCTGAAGGAAGTAGCGGTCAGTGGCGATACTACGTTCGGACAACTTGTGGCATCCGCCAGTGCTTCAGGCACTGAAATCGCCGCCGCAATGGACACGTCTCTGGGCGAAGTTGACGTGGCTCTTGGGGCAACCGAAGTCGAAAGCGCTGGCATGTTTGCTGCAATGATTGCTGGCATGGTTGATTTTGCTACTACTGCTGCGACTGCCATCTTTACAACAGTTATTCCAGCAATCGTTTCAATGGGCGTGGCGATTTGGACTGCAATGGCTCCGCTCCTTCCCTTTATCGCAATAGCAGTCGCTATCGGCGCTGCGATTTTCCTCATCATCAAGTATTGGAAGGACATCAAGCGTTGGGCCGTAGACGCTTGGCACGGCATTGAGGACGCAGCCAAGGTCGTAATGGGTTGGATTGAGGACGCTTGGGGTGGAATCATGTCCGCTGGCAAGACCGTAATGGGCTGGTTTGTCAGTGCGTGGGACGACGTAGAAGGCGCAGCAGTCTCGGTGTGGGACAGTATCCTCGGCGCTGGTAAAAAGGTCTGGGGCTGGCTCAAAGACGCATTTGATTGGGTCATGAGGGTCGGTGCGACCATCTGGGATGGCTTGTACAACGGATTCGTTTATGTCGCCAACATGATTATCAAGGCGTACAACGCCACGATTGGAAATGTGCTCGGCTGGCTCGGTATGGGTGGCGGAGCGAAGTTTGGCTACCTGAAGTACACTGGCGGTTCTTCATCCCCTGCTGGAAAGCAGACGACCACAACAAACGGCGCAATGAACGTACACATCCTCAGCGCCTCTGTAGCGGCTGGGAAAGCCCTCAATGGCACCAAGACCACCAACGCCCCCAGCACCACCGTCAACGTCCATCCAGGCGCCTTTCAGGTCAACGTGCAGGGTTCGCTCGACAGTGCGAGCATGGCGGACGTGAAGAATCACGTCAACGAACAGTTCAAGCAACTGAAATACGCAGTCCGAGCGCAAGGACGCTAAACGCTGGAACAGTAGTAAAGTGGGGGTCAGCCCATGAAAGTTCTCACGTTACGCCCTACATCTACGGTTGCTTCGCAGGGTAACTGGAACGTGGTCAACTCAGCCGACCACGCCGATGCCGTAGACGACGTAACGTACTTCTCGGTAGCGACGTATCCCGACCTTTCTGGCAACACCTACTACGGTCAAGCGCAAGACTTGTACCAGTTTTTCACCACCAGCACGACCCTTCAACAGCCAAACGTCGGCAATCGCAGTTCCAATGTCTCCGGTGTAGGCAACCCCAACGATGGCACGTCCATCTATTTCACCATCTCGAACTCCGTGTTCAACGGCTCGACGGCGACCTTCACCTACACAAACCCCGTCGGGCAGACCATTGACCAATACGCCTACGTCAACATCACCTTCCCATCTACCCCAACGTCCTACACCGCCTACAACCTGACAAACGCCCTCGTCGCCTCGGCTTCAAGCGGCACGACCAACACGTTCACAGTGAACAGCACCCTGTCGGCAACCACAATCTCGGTCACCGCCACCGCCGCACAGCCATACGCACTCACGGGTGGCGACTTCTTTCTCTACGTCAACGACATCACTCGATTCCGTTCCGGTCAAATCGTTGCCATTTTGGAAGGCTTGCAGGAAGGCCAGACCCCCTATTCGCCTAACGCCACCTCGACGGACGCTTACTACAGCGAGTGGTTGGATTTCACTGCAACGGGCCTTATTCCAAATGTCCCGTACAAGCAGTCCGTAGACCCCATTGACTTCCCAACGTCATCGCTGATGATTCCTCAGGGCTACCAGAACATCTCGACGGTAATGTCGCCCAACGTGCAGTTCTACAAGCCGCCAGCGAACAAGTACATGGGGCAGTTCCTTTCAGCAGCCCAAAGCACCGCCTACGTTCTCGGTCAAGCGCCGACACCATACGCCGTCGGCACCGGCTCCGCCTCGCCTTGGTACGTCGCCACAAGTGGTGATAACCAAGCACTGTCCAATCTGGCAAGCATCTTGCCGGACGCTACGGCTCAGTACTACCAAAGCGGAACAACCCCACCAACGGTTCTTTCGATTTCAATCGGCTATTTCAGCACCGCCATCAACGTATCGAGCACCGCAAACCTCGCCGTCGGGCAGACCATCACTGTGGCAACCAAGCCGCAGACCACGCTTACGCCCGCCTCGATGGGGTGGAATGCAGGGAAGATTATTTCCATCTCTAACGGATGGATTGTCACCGACCTCAGAACCCAAACACAGCGCCAGACCGTTATCGCTGGCTCAGGCAACACCACGCCGCTAACGCTGAACCCCTCGACGTTCGTCATGCAGTTGCCCAACGCAGGATTCTCCGGCGTTGTCACAAATGGCAACACGGTCATTCAGGGCGTTTCAGCAACGCAGGGCATCCAAGCAGGCATGGTCATTGTTGACAGCACCAACCCCAGCAACATCTCTTCAACCACTTACGTCGCAAGCGTCAACACAACATCTGGTCAAATCACCATGTCGAATGCTGCCGCTGGCACATCGTCAGAGCCGGATTCCGTGTCGTACAGCGCCTCTCTAGGTGGTGGAAACTACATCGCAACGACAAACACAACGCTCGGATTGAACCAAGCGGTTGGGAATACCCCGTCGGGTTTCACTAATGCACTCGTAACCACTTTCTTTTCTGGTACGGGTTGCATTGTGAACCAAATCTCCGCCACGCTTTTGTCGGGTGCAACATTCAGCAACTCGGCAACATACTCGGTAGCCAGCAACCCCCAAATCGCCATCGTCACCGCATTGAACGACGGCGGCACGGTTGCCTCTCTGCCTTACCTCAACCCACCGCCCACCGGATGGACGCACCTCACGGGTACCGGACTTACAAGCCCTGCATACATCATTGGCGCTGACCCAACAGGATACGGTTCAAGCCTTCAACGCATTCAGGTGAACCAGAACCCTTCGTCGTACACTGCGAGCGCCTCGTGGACTTCGACTGTCAACTTCAACATCACCTGCTCGGTGGCGTACACGGCGTTGCAAACAGCCACCATCACCGTCAACACCGTGACGATTGGAAGCACGGCATACACGGTCAACTCGTCGGGAACATTTACCGTCGGTGCCACCGCCTACAACATCAGCAACCTCATCAAGGTAAACGCCCCCGTGATTGCTGGAACTGTAGTGCCAGCAGGACGCAATGTTTCAGCAGTTGTATCGAACACCCTGCAACTTTCAGTTGGCTCCACAACCACGACGGGAACGTCGGCGGCGAACTCGACCATTACGATTACGGTTTCTACTGGTCGCACAATCGAAGTAACCAAAGCCGGAACGTCGCAAGACAACATTTTGGTTTCGGGAGCGACCGTCTCCTGCACTTACCTTCCGGCTGGAACAACGTTTTCGAGTAGCACCCAACTCAACTCTGGGCCGTATGAGATGCTCATCTCACAGCCCTCGAACACCATCAACTCTTGGAGCACCACGTCGGCAATCGTTTCCGGTGGCTTCATCGGCACCATCTACTCCAACACACTGACTGGCGTTTCAGCATCGTCACCGCTTGCATCAGGCGACAGCATTCTCGTGTACAGCGGCGCAACGCTCCTTGGCAACACATCGATTGCCTCTGTCTCTGGCTCTACGGCGACCCTATCGGCGGCATTGACCTCAGGCGGCTACCAGACATTTGGAACGAGTGTCACGGGTTCAGCAAGTTTTGATGTAGACGAACTATACGCAGTCGGCTCCGCCTTGGCCTTCAACAACGGCGGCGCAACTGCTTCGTGGTCGTCCAACGCCACCACGATTTCACTGTCAAGCACCGCAGGCGTGTACACGGGAATGGAAGTTCAGGGTTCGGGCGTTCCATTTGGGGCGCAGGTGTCAAACATTTCCGGCACCACCGTCGCCCTCGGATACCCCAGCCTTGTCACTGGTGATAACTACAACCAAGCAGGCGGCACCGTAGGGAACTGGCAGGCTGGTACGAACTCTACTCTTTCAGTGGCGCTGGGAACAGGGTTCAACACCTCTAACTCGCTGCTTCTCACTCGCATCAACACCACCGTTGGGTATGGCGATGCCTACCTTCCTATGAGTTCGATTACAAACTTCAAGGTTCAGCCAAACCAAACCTATGTGGTCGGCATTGACATCCTCGCCAACTCTACGGCGTATGGCAAAGTGTACCAACTTGACGTTCGTGACCAGAACAACAGCCGTCTGAACACGCTTCAGATGACGATGAACACCTCGGCTGGCGTGTGGCAGTTCTTCGAGATGTCGTTTACACCACCTGTCGGAACAACAACCTTGGGAATCTTCATCAGCGACGACCCACAAAGTTCTCCCGTCAGCGGCGCTGCCGTCAACATCAACAACATTTTCTTGGTTCTGGCGGCAACCACTAGCAACACGCAGATTTCTAACGGATACGCTCCGGCAATAACCACCGGCACCGGCACCTCTGGCTCAACGCCGCTGTCCATCACCTCGGCTCAGTACAACTTCGCAACCGCCAATGGCTATCAGTCCTCTTACACAACCGACGGATTCCTTGTTACCGGCTCCAACTCGTACTACACGGGAGACCAAGCCGACGGCAGTTTCTTGTCGGGCATGGCTATTCAAGGAAATGGCCTTCCGGCTGGAACAGTCGTCTCACAAGCCTTCTTGCAGGATGAGTTCGTCAGTGGAAAACCAATCACCATCAACGCAACCACCGGCTCAACGGCGTACACACTGAACGTATCGAGCGTCGTTACGAGCAACGGCTTCACCTCGACAGTGTTGCAGAACCTGTGCGTTGGACAAGTTGTGAGTGGCACGGGGATTTCACCAAACTCGGTCATCACGGGCGTTGACACCGTGAACAAGTACATTACGCTGTCGCAAGCGCCAGACCCATCTGTCTCTTCGTTCGTCCTTACCACCCAACTCTTTACGGCGCAGACGTTTGCGCTAACGGCAACTTATACGGTTAGCGGTTCAACGTACTATTTCACCCCAAGTTCCAATCAACTTGCAGGTTTTATGCTGGGCATGATTGTCACTTCTACCTATTGGGGCAGTACGGCTATCATCATCAACATCAGTGGTGGAAACATCTACCTAAGCAACGACATCAATGACGGCAACGGCAACTCTTCATCCTTCCAAGTATCCGTGACCAACGGCTTTGTCAGCCTCTCCAACGCCTCAGCAATAAACACAACTCAGCCCGACACCTACACCGTCTCCTACAACATTCCGCAGGCGAATACGGGCATCTTTGGTGCAACCATTGATTCAACGACCACTCGCCTAAACACGGACAGCGGCAACAAGTTTGACGAAACATTTTTCACTGCACCGTACCTGAGCATTGACCCGTTCAACAATCCAAACCACGGTCAGTTCTTGATTATGCCCGTCAACCCGTCGAGCATCAAGTCAAATCCAGTCGCCAACGCTTTGACCGTGGCAAGCCATTCACCAAACGCCTCTACCACCGTCGAGGGCGTTGGGGTCTACGCAAATGTCACTCAGTCAGTGGTCTTTCAGGGTACCTACAACCCAAGTGGCGTGGCAATCTCAGTGGGCAGTCAGTCTGGTGCGTTCCCCTCTTCACCAACCGGATGGACACTATGGGGGCCACGCTCCACCACTGCCGGTTCGCACGGCGCTTTTTTCCCCTACACGGTTGACCAGATTGTGGCGCTTGGGACGACGTTTACGGCGAGTGCTACCTCAACCAGTTCCACCACCCTTACAAGTGTTACCAACATCAGTTCATTGTGTGTAGGAGCGATTGTTGTCGCTGCTGGAATCCCAGCGAACACGTTTATCTCTTCTATCAACGTCTCGGCATCTACGTTGACCCTGAGCGCCAACCCCACAAGCACCTTCAGTGGTGAAACCATCTCCATTCCGGCGACGACGCTTCATGTCACGACCAACCTTCCTACGCCTGCGAATAGCCCTGCGCAGATGGTTTTTTCAGCACCCGTGCAAGTCGGCGACATCAACGGTTTGTCGGCTGGTCAGTACATTTCTGGCGACATCATTCCTTATTCCAGCACTTACGGCGGTTTGTCGGGCGGAAGGGGCGTAAGTGGGCCGTTCGTCTACGGTATCAACCAAGCAGCGCAAACGACTGCGTACTTGGGCGACGTTGCTTATGGAACATCAACCATCCTCAACATTTCCAGCACGGCGAACACGGCTGCTGGGTTGAGTGGTACGAATGGCCTTCTTGTTGGGCAACAGGTTTCATACACCGGCTTCCCTACCGGAACCGTCATTATTTCAGTGGACAGCGCCACACAGGTAACGGTTTCCAATACCGCCACCGCCACGGTTCTTCAGGACACCATTGATTTCGAGTACTACAACATCACCCTCTGCGAATGGGTCAACCCAGGCAGCGTCACCGGCGGAACGCCGTACACCGGCTACTCCGGCATGTACCCCATCAGCGGAACGCAAAGCAACTCCCTTGTCGTAGCAGGGACGCTCGCCGCTGGCGTGTCAAACGTCCCAGCAAGCCAGTCTGGTGGAAACACCTATACGCTCTACTTTGACACTGTTGCCAACTTGGAGCCTTCACCATCGTACTCTTGGACGGGAAACGCCAATGGTGGCTACAGCGGCATTACCGGCGTATCAGCATCCGCCACGCCGTACATCAACGTAGGCGATGCGGTTGCGATTCCTTCGCAAAGCCAACAGTCGTTTTCGTATTCCACCACACAGTTGGGGTACAACATTTGCTTCGTGTCGGCAATCGTGGCTGCTGGTTCCAACTACAACGTTTACTTGATTGACAATCAAAGCAACCCCGTTGTCTTGCCCATTGGCGTGAACGGGGCGACGTTCACCAACTACACCCCGAACTATGTGTTCTATCAAAGCCGTCTTGTGGTTTTGGAAGTGGATTCATACTCCAACTCGGCAATCGTGTGGGCGGTAGACAGTGAAAACTTCTTGGCAGGGGCCTTTACGTCGTATCCAAATGGTGACAGCCAGACCGCCATCTTGCCGGTTGAGAACACGGTCACCATCTACTCGGCCTACACGTCACCGGCTCTTGACGCTACGGGAATCGGCAACGCAGGTGTGGTGATGATGAGTAACAACACGTCATTCAATCACGCCGCAGGAACGCTTGTCGGCTCCTATGACGTTGGTGACCGATACTTCGGCACCGACACGGTGGGCGACCAAGAAGTCCTTACGCCGACGACCATTGGTTCTTTGTTCGGCACAACCGCCTACGCCACCGCCACGACAAACCAGAACTACATCGTGGTTTCACCACTAAACAACACGAGCACCCTCATCAACGGTGTCTACTACGACCAGTACGGAAACATCGCCTCACAGGGCATTTCACCAACCACCGGCACAACGATTACAAACGTGAGCACGGTGGCTGGCAACTACTACATGACGTTGCCTTCCATCGCCAGCCCCAACATCTCAGTTGGATGGTCAGTTCGAGGCAACGGAATCCCAACCGGAACCGTTGTCACCTTCATTGACGGTGGCAGTATCTACCTCTCGAATCCCATCAGCGTAAGCGCCACATCTGCCTCATACATCTTCACCCCTCAGGTCTGGGGCGTTATGGTTGTGGGCGAAGGCGACACACAGGAAACCGTTGTGTTCAACGGCACCTACAACTTCATGTCGGGGAGCGCCACAGGCAACACGATTTCACCTATTTCGATTGTCCTCGCCGCCGGACAGAAGTTCCAACACAACCACTTTGCCGGTGAGCCAGTTGTCGTGCCCAACATCTACACCCTCGATGGCTTCCAAAACCAGCACGCTGCCGGAGCGATGATTAGCGCCGGTGCTGAAAACCCCATCACGTCGCAAGGCCAGCAAAACCTTTTGGCTGACAACACGTCGGGGGCGCAGGCCAACTCGTTCGACACAACGATTTCACTGTCCCCCAACTGGCTGACTTCGGGCGACAATGACAACCCGTCACTTGCCACCACCCTTGCGGCACCGGCGAGTGTCAGTGCGACAACCTTGACTATTTCCAGCAATGACCTTTTCCCGACAAGCGGCTACAACAACGTCATCAACAACGGCATCTTTTCACCACCAGAGATTGGGCGTGTCGCAGGTTTGATTTCTTCGGGAACCAACATTGTTCCATTCCTGCCCAATGGGTCATCCGTACCAACGTCCTCTTTGTTCTTCGTACAAATCGGCTACGACGTTGTGCAAGTTGTCAACGTCGCAGTGGACGCAACCGGCACGATTTCACCAACGACCTACTACTTGAACCTCAGCGCCACCACGAGCGCCAACTACGTTGACGGCACTCCAATCACCTTGAAGATGCTCGACACGACCACGACGTACAACAGCCTGACGGTTCCTCACTCGTACCTAAATCGCTCCTTCTCTGGCTCTGCATCAGTGGGCAGCAACGTCATCAGCAGCATCTACGCAAGCAGCGCCACACAGCCCGTAAGCGCAGTCAGCAGTGGTGTTTCGTACACCACGACGGCTGGGGCAACGACCTTCAACTTGGCTTCGAGCGCCGGTCAGCCTTATGTCGGCATGTCAGTGTACGGTGACACGGTAATCCAACCGAACACCATCGTCACTGCGGTGAGCGGTTCATCTGGCGCATGGGTTGTTTCTCTGAGCAAGCCCTTGACCGGCGCAATCGCCAGCACAAGCACCGTTTGGTTTGCATACGCCGTGTCCGGTACCAACATTCCACCACTGGCGTACATCAACAGTGCGAGTGGCACCTTCACCTCTGGTAGCGGTTCGGTCACTTTGGTCTACGCTTCTGGTCAGCCTGCTTACCCGACGGTAACTTCGACCCCGCAGGTCACGCTGAACACCGACGCATCGCTCTACGCCAGCGGACAGTACGTCTCGACGCTATACATTTCACCAGCGCCGTGCTACCTGCCTTCCGGCTCGACCATGTACTTGAAGTATGGTTTGTACACGCAAATCATCACCACCGCCGCTGCTATCAATGCTGGCGACACCAGCGTCTCTGTCTCGCCCTTCATCCCAGTGTTCAACTACACCGCCGCCTCAGTGACGAGTGGGGCTATCACCAACTTCTTGAATGGCACGAACGTCGCCGCATCTATTTCGTATGGCCTCATCAACGAACTCAGCACCGACCAGACCATTGTTCTGGGTTCGGGAACGACACCGCAGGAGTTGGTTGTCACGCAACCGGAGCCGTTCTTCGCAGACACGATTTCAGTGCAGCCCTTCATCCCTCTGTACAACTACGACAACACGATGATTGCCTCTGGTTTGTTCACCGTTACGACCACCGTGGCGAACAACGTCATCAACCTTGCCACCTACACGTTCAACGGCTACCTAACAACCGGAAGCAACGTCATCTCTTCGGTTTCCAGCATTGCTGGTTTGTACACGGGTGAGGGCCTTTCGGGAACGGGCATTCCGCTCAACTCGTACATCGTTTCAATGACCGCATCGGCTTCGGGAACGTTTATCACCATGTCCCAGAATGCCAGTGCTACTACGGCAAATGGAACAATCAACGCCGCTCCGCAGGTTGGGCAGCGGTTGGTTGGCACCTCGGTGACGGGAATGTTCACCGCCAACATCACGTCGGCAAGCGCCACAATGACGGGACTTTCCACCACCGCCAACTTGGTTGTGGGCACGCAGGTTTCGGGCGCTGGGCTTCCCTACGATGCCGTCATCGTTTCCATCAGCGGAAGCAGCGCCACGCTCAACCTCAATGCCAGCGCATCGGCTACCGGCGTAACGGTTTCGTTCACGACCACGCCATTCCCCAACCCCGTGTTCGTTTCGTCTGTCTCCGGCTCGGCTGTGACACTGACTTCACCAGCCGCCGCCACCTTCTCAGGAACGTCATTGCAGGTCAACCCCACTACGTTGACCGCCCCGATTGAACTCGTGGTTGGCAATGATACGCTCAGTGAAATCGTCTACCCGTACACGATTCCTGTGCGTCAAGCAAATGGAACGTACCAGATGCAGATTGCTTCACCACTCAACAACCCCTACGACGCAGGGATTGATGTCTCGTACTACGCCCAGCCGACTGCCGTAGCCGGTGACGTTCGATGGAAGCCAGATACGCAGACCATTCAGAAGTATGACGGCACGAAGTGGAGCGATGCTGAAGTTTCCTCGGTACAAGTCTCGGTTGCCCTGCAAGGTTCGGAAATGGGTGGTGACAAGCACTCTTTCGCCCTGACTGACCTGACCACGGGCGACGTTGCCCCAGCCGACACTTACCAAAACGCCGTCAACCCAGCGTCATCTTCCTAAAATCGCTTTAGTGGGGTAGGATTTAGTCCGACAAACCCCTTTTGGAGAGCCGTGGCGACTAGCAAGAAGAAAACACACTCAGTCCACACAGGTGGAAAAAGAGGCGCTGACCCCAAGGGCAAGGATTGGAAGGCCGAGAAACTGAAGCACCTTGGCGTAAAGGTCACTTCAGTTGTCCCTGCTGGTGGAAAAGCAAGCCACAAGAGCATCCACGCCACGGCAGAAGCAGTCGCCAAGCCACAGGTCACCGAACTCTCCGTCAGTCCGACCAACAACGTCCAGTTTGATTTCACCAAAACGATTGCCGACGGCACCTACGCACTGAACTGGGTTTTCCACGACCCTGACAAGACACCGCAGATTGGCTACCAAGTAAGTATTTTCACCGACCAAGAGTTCATAAATCCAAACTGGACACCCGACCAAACACCAACGGTCAAGCCAACGTTCATTGGCAACAGCGATTCCGCCACCTACAACCTCGACCCCAATGACGGGTACATCAACGAGGCGCAGTACTGGGCCTGTGTCAAGGTGTGGGCAAAGAAGTCGGGGAAGAACTGGTACAGCGACTGGGCGACGATTGGTTTCACCACCACCATCGTGCAACCGCAGCCACCGTTGGTTGCTGTCTATAGTGACACCACCAACGCTCGCAACGCCATTGCCGTGCAAACGTCTGACAACCTTTTTTCAGCAGACAACGGTTCATTTCGGACGAGTTCAGGTGGGTGGACTACATCGCAGACCAGCGTGGACACCGCCGCCACCTCAATCGGGGTGCAGGTCACATCCGCCGCCCTTGCAACAACGCTTTCGCACAAGAGCGCAATCAGCACCCTTTATGTCGGCGCTTGGGGTGGCTTGGCAAACGACATCACGGCTAACTCGACATCATTCAAGGTAACGGGTTCAGCCTTCAGCGGAACGGCGGCAAGCCACGTCGCCTTCACGGGCAACGTAACGAACGGCTCGGTAAACATCACCGGCGTATCAAGCGTGACCGGATTGATTGTCGGTATGGCAATCTTCGGCGTTGGCATCCCGTCTGGCGCAATCATCAAGAACATCAGTGGCGGCTCCACGGTCACGATTTCACTGAAGGCAACCTCGACCCACTCAGGCGCAAATCTCGTGGCGAACTACTACGCCGCAGCAGACGCAGTTGGCTTCCCCCGTAGTGGTCGGTTTTGGATTCAGATTGGTCAAGAGCGAATCCTCGTCACCAACTTGATGGACGGCAACAACACCGGCGACACGTTCTACGTCATTCAGCGTGGCTACCAAGGCACGACGGCGGCTTCACACAACGCTGGCGCAACCGTGTCTTGTGGGCTTCAGAATGACATCTACACGGGTTACAGCGGTCAACTCGCCATGATGTACACCTACTCGCAAGCCGAAAAAACGACTTCGCACACTTATTACACCACCGTGCGTGAAACCTCAGGCGTTGCCGCTACCACCATCCCAGTCGGCGGTGGAGTTGCCTTCATCGCTTCAAGCAATGGAACACTCAGCACGAACGACGGCAAGACCATTTATGTCAACGACCCTTCACTCCTGATACAAACGGGTTCCAAGTTACAAATCACCTACCACACGCAGTCCGCTGCGTATACCGCAGTGGACAACAAGTTGAAGTCCGCAACGCCAACCGACAACCAGTTTGTGTTCCCGTCGCCAAGCACTTATTTCACTGTGGAAAACGTGGCTGGCGTATCCGTCCCTGCGACCACCGTTGTCATCGGAACTGTGAGCGGTGGCTACATGCGCAGTAATACAAACCCATTGTCGCTTCTGGGAATCACCCCAGCAAACAATCTCAGTCAAAACACGATGATGGAACTGGGTCGCTTGCCAGCCGGAACAACCATCTACGTCGAATCGAACTTCTCCTACTCCATCCCAGGCCAATCCAACTGGAACCGAAATGGAAAGTACTCGTGCACGTTCACCTTGGCCCAAGCCGGTCTGGGCAACACCTGCCATGGGCTACCAGCACTACTAATCAGGCCAGCCGCAAGCGCCGGAACGTTCAACCTGAAGAATGCTGCCGGATACTTTTTCATTCCTAAAGGCGCAACCGTTTCAGTAAAAATCCCTGCGCAGTCGCTCCCTTCAGTTCAGCCGTTGACGGTAACGCTTACCGAATCGTTGACGAGTATCAAGGGCCTAAACCTTGCGGTTGGTGAAACCGTCCGTGTTGCAAACTCGCACTACATCCCAGCCATCAACCCGACTTACTCGACGGTATCCTCGTCCACGGCGTACACAAAGCACTCGGCGTTGCGCACGGTTGACGACTTCCAAGACTTCTTGGTTGACTACAACCCGTCGGCAGAACCGATTGGCTTCACCTCGGCAGTCTTGGGATTTGGAACCTCTACCTTCACACCCTTGACGACCAACGGAACAACCAATGGTGGAATCTTCAACGCCCTTGCCATTCCGACGGCATCACTCGGCGGCGTTACCACGGGTTACTCGGTGGTAATGAATGGCCTTCCACTTGGAACCACGGTAACGAGCACCGTCCCTATCACCTCAGGAACCTACAACGGGTACACGGCACTCTTCTTGGGAAGCAGCACGCAGGGAACGCAGCCAAACAACACGACCACAACGTACTTCATCGCTGACGGCGTGATTTTCCATCCGCCTTCCTCGACGATTATTTCAGCAACCTACTCCGGTACCGGCACCGTTCCCTTGCCGGTACAGACCATTCCAATCGTCCCAATCGTCCCCAAGTACGACTACCTGCGACACACGTCTGTAAAGTTGTACAACACCCCAGTGAATGGTGAAGCCACGCTTAGCCTGTACTGCTCGAACACAGCGGCGGTTGGCGACAGCCTGTCGGACGTAACCATCTACACCCCACCGCCGTACACGAATCAAAACTCCATCCCCGTCAACACGGGCGTGACCTACGGGTTCTCGGCTATCGGCAAAGCATTGGCCTGCGGCAATACAACGGCATGGTTTTCACTGCTCATTGACTGGTACGACGAGTTGGGCAACCTCATCTCAACCGCCGACGGCTCGCTCAGTGTCATCAACGCTGGCGTTTCCAATACTCAAACATGGACTGCAAACTCCACATCCGGCTCCAACTTGCTCACTGGCGTTTCAGCAACAAAGAACCTTGTAGTTGGAGCAAAGATTTCGGGCACGGGCATTCCTGCCTACACCTACGTCACTGCGTTCTCGTACACCGCCCAAACCGTCACCATGTCACGCAAGGCCACTTCTTCTGGTTCCGTTGCGGTCACCCAGACCCTAGTGAACCTTGCCGTTCCAATCGGCGTAGAAAACACCACAAATGCCGGTTGGTCGCCAAACGCAATCACAGCCATTGCCCCGACGATTGTTTTCACCACAAACGCAACGTACCTTGCTAACGACGGTTCGACAGGAACGCTCAACTGGACGGGCGGAACGCCTGCTCCGGCCTTGACTACCGGCACTTACTTGCTGGTAAACAATGTCATTGCAGTCCTAACCTCGCAGTCGCCATACAGCGCAAATGTTCTGTCGCTGAAGTTCCCCTTCGGCGGCGCACCTGCCAGTGGCACTACGGGCGTATCGGTAACGATTTCAGCAACACGGGCAGCACCACGCATCAACGTGAGTAACCTCACCTACAGGGACTTCATCTCCTTCTGCGGATTGCAGTTCAAGGCGATGACCCCGTACAAGCCAACGAGTTCGTACACGACGCTCAACACGCAGATGCCATCTCTTTCTGCATCCGTTTACGTCTCAACCACAACCGCCGTCAACGCCGACAGTTCATTCTCAATCCCCTCAACCACGCCGACGGCTGGTGCAAACAGCATCTACCTGTTCGACCCCACCGCTGACAACGGCAGCCGAGAAATCCACTTTGGCGCTGGTGAAACGGGGCGAGTGACGTTCTTGAAGTCTCAAGCAAGCGCAGGCGACACATACATCACTGTTGACAACCCCGTTGGCTTGGGCGCAGGGACGGAAGTGTTCATCGGTAACGGCACCGATGCGACTTACGAAACCGCCATCATCACGACGGGCTGGGACGGAACGCCAAGGATTCCACTGACCGACCCGCTCGGCTTTGCGCACCCAGTTGACACTCCCGTGACGGCGCAGACCACACGAATCGCCGGTCACTTCATCAACAACCAAGCGCAAGGCACGCCGGTTGCCGTTTTCAACTGGAACAACGACGGCTACGTCAACACGCCGAACACCTCGTACCGTTACAAGATTGAACGCAGTGACGATGGTGGAAACACCTACAACACCGCACTCGGCGGCGACATTGTGGTGGCTGACGGGCGTGGCGTTGGCACGGTGAATGGCACGGGAATCTTCTACGACGTTGAGATTGTTCCAAATGTCGCTACGGGATACCGGATTACACCATCGTTCTCTGACGAACACGGCAACCTCGTCAAGGGTGTGTCGTCAAACGTGATTGCACCGGCGATGACGCTCAACCAGTGGTGGATTGCCAGTTCGTCTGACCCAGACCGTCGCTTCCCCATCCTTGTGCAGAACGCCTACCAAGAGACGCAGAAACACCCAGTCGGCGTTTTCTATCCGCTCGGTTCCAGCCGCCCCATCGTCATCCCAGGCGTCGTTCAAGGTCGAGATGCGCAAATCACCGTCAAGTGGACTGATAACGCCAACTGGGAGAACTTCGTCGCCCTACTCAACCTTGGTGAAACACTCGTGCTTACCAACCCCGTCGAGGGAAATAAGAAGTACATCCAAATCAGCGACGACGTTACGGTTACCCACAACGCCGCTGCGTCGCCCTACCGTGACGTGGCTATCACCTACGTCGAGGCACCACCGCCGAACGGTTTTGGATACACTTATGGTTCCTAACTATGTACGCTAAAGCCACACAAAAGTTCATGGACGCTATGAAAGCGCCCAATCGAGCGATGGTGATTGTCAAGGCGCTCAGTATTGACGGCACCACGACCACTATTCCTGTCGTCAGTGGAACCGTAACGGTAGACCGAACGTCTGCTCAGTTCCGTCGCTCCATAGATTTCACTACCAACCTGCCATACATCACGAACCCCGACGGCTCAATCACCAACCTGATTCCCCACAAGGACAGTGACCCACTCAACATTTACGGTAACCACATCTACGCCTATCGAGGTGTTGTGTGGAACCTAGAAGAGATTGACCAAGGCTTGTACACCGCACCGGCTCCGCTGGACGACAAGTGGCTGCGCCCCGACAACGGCGCATACGAGTTGGTTCCAATCGGCGTTTTCCGAATCAACACGGTCACCATTGCTGAAGATACCGACGGCGACGTTTCCATCGAAGTGGCAGGAACGGACGTATCGAACAACATCGGGCTGAACCACTGGACAAACCCGACCACTGTGTACACAAAGGCGTACAGCGTCCCAGTGGCAAAGAGTGACACCACCAAAGAGCGCAACTACATCGCCAGCACCATCACCGAAGCCATCAAGATTCTTATCAATGACCGCTGGCCCACCCACCCAGGCGTCTTTGGCCCACCGGAGTTTGATTTCAGTGGCGTACAAGACGCAAAAATCACGTCGCCCATCATCATGGGTTCGACCAATGTTTCTAACTCTGGCTCCAACTCGCCATGGACTGACATCTCCGGCTTGGCGGCATCACTCGGCGGTGGGCGTGGTGAACTATTCGTCAATGCGGACGGCAAGTTCCAAATCCTCGCCATCCCAGACCCAAACGCAGTTGCGCCCGTGTGGAACTTTCTCGACGGGGACAGCAATGGTCAGGGCGGCCTTCTCACCAACGTCAGCCGTGTTCTTTCTGACAGCAAGACCGTCAACTACGTCATCGCCACAGGTGAGGCCACCAGCGCCAAAACCCCATTACGAGCCATTGCCGTTGACGATGACCCAACCTCACCAACCAACTACCTTGGCACCTTCGGACGTGTCGTCGGTTATGAGCCAGGCCGCAAGTTGCTGAAAACCCAAGCACAGGTACAGAACGCCGCCGAGACGTTCTTGTCGTGGTTCACGGGCGGTAATGAAGCACTGACGATTGAAGGCGTGGTGAACCCAGCCCTAGACGTGAACGACGTGGTTGGCGTTCGACGCAAGCGCCTTGGCGTTTACGATGATGCGGCAACAGTAGCCGTTCTCTCTGCCAACATCTTCCGCACCAAGACGTACACCACCCTGCGTGTCGAGCCGCTGCTCAAAGACATCGCCAAAGGTGAGCAGTTGTTGATTTACACGGACTACATAACGCAGAACATCACGCTTGCGCACCCTGCACGGACTGGCGACAAAACCATTGAGGTGGAACCCTTTACGCCGTCGTCTGACTTCCTTGCCGCCACCAACATCAACGACCCCAAGGTGATTTCCAACGGCGGCGCAGTCAACTACTACATTGATAAGTTGGTTATTCCACTGGACTTGACGACCGCCCTGAGCATTACTGCTCGTGAGCGCCGCACGGGTACTCGCAAGGATGCCATCCGCATCTCCGAGTATGCACAGGACAACCCGAACAACGCCTAAAGTACCTCACCATGCCCTTCGACTACTCCGACCTCGTTCGCCACCTAACGCAAAATGGTCAAGATGCTCTGCCCCCCGTGGATGTTCAACGCATGGCAACCATTGCAGGCTACGACCCAGCATTCGATGATGGTGATGGCGGCACTTACCCAGCGGTAAGTGTTTACCTCGCTGGCTCCGATGTCCCCACCCCAGGCTGCCGCTTCGCCTCTCACTACACGCCGACCCTTGGTGAAATGGTCATTGTTACGCAAACGGGAACAGACGCATACGTTCTCGGTTCACTGTCGGGAAGCATCAAGCAAATCGCCGGAACGCAAATCACAACGAAAATCGGTGGAGCGATTTCAGTGGTCGCCCATCAAACGCTGAGTATTGGAACGGCGGCGAAACCACTTGGTTTTCAAGGCATCAACACAGTGAAAACCTCTGGCGGTTACTTCACGGTAACTGGCGCATCGTTGGTGGCCCCCGTGCTGCCCAATCGGTTGTACAAGGCCGAGGTGACGGCGACGTACACCGTGAGCCTTGGTGTGGCCTCGTACAGTCCGACGGTTTCACTGGCGGTCTATGCGCCCGTGACGGGGTGGATGTCTTTTGGAAGCGGCGGCTCGACGAATGGCATCACCACCACAAACGGCAGCATCATTGCGTCAGACGAACCAGCCACGGCATTGACCAAGGGTCAGTGGGCAACGAAGTATCCGAACAACACGTTCACATGGCAACTCGGCGTTTCCACCGCCGCTTCCAATACGGCCTACGCCCCTGGGGTGCAGTTCAACTCGCCCAACAACGTGCAGTTCACCATCTACGACATGGGGCCGAGCGCATAAAGCACGGTTGATTATTCTGAGATTTGGAAACCGTGATTTAGAATCAAGGTATGCCGTCCAATCCCTACGTCACCGCAGCCCTCATCAGCGCCATCCCAGCGACGTTGACTGCTGCCGCCGCATGGTACGGAGCGCACAGGAATGGCAAGCAGAACCACAAAGATTCAGACAAGATTGACCACAAAATAGACAACCTGATTGAGCAGCAGACGCTACGATTTGAGCGCATTGACACGAACTTCGCCCGTATGGACTTGCGGTTCGACACCATTGAGGATAAGGTGGAAAGGCATCTCGACTGGCATCGTACAGAGGCCGAGGTGCACCTACCACTAATGCTCTCAAAGGAGACAGGCAATGGCAACACCAGAGACAAGCGGTAACGCAGTCGTTGACGAGTACGGCAACGAGATTGTCCGCTTCATCACCCCAGTCCTCGTGGGCTGGTTCATCACCCTCGGAGCCAAGGCTGGCTTCCATCTGACCACGGCAGAGGCGTACCAGCGCATCTTCCCCTTCGTGTCGTCGGGCTACTTCATCATCATCCGCTACTTGGAGACGAAGGTTCCTGAGTTTGGTCGGCTGCTTGGCGTGAAGGCTACAAAGCCGGTTGCGTCAATCGGTGTCACCTCGGCAACGTTGAACACGCCTGCTGCGACGACCACGCCTACCACGAACTAAATCCGCATCACAACATAGCGATGCCCCTAGGTCTGGTGATTCCAAACCTAGGGGCATCGTCTTATTCGCACGGCAGGTGAGACGTAGCGGATAACGAACCGATTGGTTAGTTCGCCCCACCCACCGTGGCGAAAATCGTGGCGGACGCAACTCGCTGGTACGACCGAGTTGGACAGTTCGCTGCGCCCACCACGAAACTTTGGCTAGTCGGTCACCTTCACCGTGATGGACACGCCACCCTCGGTGTGCGACAGACCAGCGACGGTGACACCAGTGATGGGGTCAATGACATCGTTGCCGTTGTAGTCCACGACCTTCTTGATGGTCGCTACGTCGGCCTCACGCTTGACACGAACCCACTCGGTCTTGCCGTTGGCTTCAGCCCAAGCGAGGAACGCTTCTACGTCCTCTACGGCGACCTTTGGTGGGGTCATACGGCTCGACACCGTGCCGTCGGGGAACTCCAACTTCTTGCGCCCATCGGCCTCGTCCTCACGGACGACCATGAGGTAGTCGCCCAGCAAGCGGTCAAACTTCTCGATGAGGCGGACGTTGCCAGTGGTGGACGCTTCGACCCAGCGGTTGATGCGGTCAACCTCAGCCTGAGCCTGAGCCTTCACCTTGTCAATGTGACGCTGAGCCTGAGCGAGGCGACGCATGGCCCACAGAGCCTCGTCGTCAGTGGTGATGGCGTAAGCCTGAGCCTGCTCGCCTTCGGCGCTCTCGAAACCGACGAGCGTGTCGGGCTGCCCATCGGTGATGAGCCAGTCAGCGAGGGACATGCCTTCACCAAGGTTGGATACGGATACTTCGGGTACTGCCGATACTGCGGTGGCTTCTGCCGTCATGTCAGTGGACACTTTCTCTTAGTTGGGATACTGCATTACTACGGTACTGCATGGGTGTGACACGGCGCAACTAAGCGCTTACTGCCACCTTGTCGGCGCACTTGGTCAGTGCGTCAATCAACTTCGATGCCTTGGCCTTCGATGCCTTGGCACCTTCGACCTGAGCGAGCAGGTCGGTTGGCACGTCCTTCTTCTTCAGCAGGACGTTCATGAATCCAATCTGCTTCGTCGTGGGAGCCTCGACGTTGGCAGCAGGAGCCTCGGCCTTAGGAGCAACGTCCACGAGGCTCTCGGTGCCACGGCCCTGCTGCTTCGACCACTTCAGGTTGCTGATGATGTCGCTGACCTTGTACATCTCGATACGCTCGCCCTTGGCAATCGCTTCGAGCACCTCGTTGCATTCCTTCTTGAAAGAGGCGAAGGGCACGGAGTAGACACGAGAGAACGTCATGGGAGCCTCGTAGTACGGAATGGCAATCTGCTCTTCGGTCAGACCGTAGGTGCGCTTGCGAGGCTTCGCTTCAACCTTGACGGTGGTGATGAGCATCTTGGCGTAGGCGAGTTGCTTCTCGGTGGCGTACACCTTCTGCACTGGCGCAGGGTTGAGGTACGCACGCTTGGCATCATGCACCTCGTCCCAGAACTCATCGCACGCACTGCGTCCGATGCAGTCGGTCACCACGGCTGCACCGCAACGGCAGGTGCCACGCACGCCCCAGTTGTTGGCTTCGCTTGGTGATGCTTGGTTGTATCGGCTCTGGTAACGCATTCTGTGCTCCTAATCAGTTGGATAAATCTGTACCTACTCATTGTGCCACATGGCTGTGACACATGTCAAGTCTTTTCTTCACATTTACTTGAACACCAAGATTGCCTTGGTATTGCACGCCTCGTCGAGCGCCTTGATGAAGTCCTTGGTCACGTCCAACCACTCGCTATCAGCAAGGTCATCGAGCAAACCACGCAAGCGACGTTCAAGTCGTCCGGCGTTGTCAGGAAAAATGTAACCGTCGCAGTCGCTGTGCTGCAACACGAACGATAGTGGGTCTTTGGGGGCGTTCGCCCAGAAGCCCATCACCTCATCGGCAGTCGGGTTGCCAGTTGTGCGCCAGTCGCCCACGTCGGCAGCCTTCGCAAGGTCGTCACGCCAGTTGCCGAAGCCACTGTAGGACGATGACCAGACGCACTGGTCGGTGATGGAGTTGTAGATTGACAGACCCATTAGAGTGACACCCCTGCCTTCTCGAACTGCCACGCCTCGGTGTCGGCATCGAGGTAGTTCTGCTCAGCGATGGCATCAGCACCATCGTCCTGAGGCTCGTCCTGAAGGACGTAGGACTTCGAGACGAGCATCGAGAGGAACGTCACCACGAAGTCGAACTGCTTGTCCTCGTCAACCAACGAGTACGCACCGCAGGCTCGCTGGGCGAGGTCAATGGCTTCGTTCGCCATCACCTTCGTGGTGAAGCCGTTGATGCTTGCCTTCGCCTCGTTCAGTTCAACCTCAACCGTAATGATGCCGTTGTTGTTGATGCCGTAGACGCTGGGGGTGCCAATGCCACGGAAGGCGTTGAGTACACCGAACTGGTAAAGGCTCTGGGTATCAGCCATGTCTGCTCACTTTCTAATCAGTTGGTAAATCGGTACTCAACCATGGTACAGCATGGGGGTGACAAACGCAAGTCAATAACTTCAGAAACTTTTTTGTGGTGATGACTGGACACGGGTGTAGTCCTTCGTATAAGATGAGGGCCTTGTGTTGTGTTGTGTAGTAATAGAGAGAGAAAGGTGAACCAGTGAGTTCATTATTTACAAAGGCGACTAAGGCTGAGGCCAAGGCTCGCATTGCAGTGACAGGCCCATCGGGTTCGGGTAAGACGTTCAGCGCACTTGCGTGGGCGACGGAACTTGCCGCCGGTGGGAAGATTGCCGTGATTGATACGGAGCGTGACAGCGCCAAGTTGTACGCAGACCGATTCGACTTCGACACGTTGTCAATGTCCGCCCCCTACCACCCTGACCGCTTGGTCGAAGTGCTGAAGGCTGCCGAGGGCGAAGGCTACGCAGTCGTTGTGATTGACAGCCTCACCCACTTCTACAACGGCGCAGGTGGCCTGTTGGAGATTGTGGACTTGGCTGGTTCGAAGGCTGGCGGCAACGGATTTGCCGGATGGAAAACCGGCACGCCGATTCAGCAGCGCATGGTTGACACGTTGCTCAACTTCAACGGTCACATCATCAGCACGATGCGCTCCAAGACGGAGTACACGTTGGAGAAGGGCGACAATGGTCGCACCGCTCCACGCAAGGTCGGCATGGCTCCCATTCAGCGTGACGGCATCGAGTACGAGTTCACCCTCGTCGTGGACATGGACACTGACCACCGCACCATCATCGGCAAGACACGTTGCGAGGCTCTCGCAGACAAGGTGTTCGCCCCGAACAAGGGAACCGAAGCGGCTCAGATTTTCAACACTTGGTTGAAGTCGGGTGACCCCATCATCACCGACACGGAGCGTGACGTTCTCGACGGACGCATTCGCACCCTGACCCCAGCCCAGCGTCGTGCGCTCGCCAAGGCGTGGGGCGAGGCCGGACTGCCCAAGGTGAACAGCCTGACGCAGGCCCGCCTGTCGGAAGCCCAAGAGTTGGTCGCCTCGTGCTCAACCATCGAAGAGGACGAGCCAACCGAGGACGTAGTTCCTGAGTAGTTGACCGCCAGAGGGGTCTAAACGCCCCTGTGTGCCATCCAAATCCCCTGCACCTGTGACGACGTGGGTGCAGGGGATTTTGGCGTTCTAGGGCCGCTCAGCGGTTCACCAACTTGTGACAAACTTCACATGCTTGGCAAACACAACATGTAGGGGGCCGCAACCGCATTCCACCACATCTTGTGGTCGGGCAAAAAACGCATACAGTTTCTCCCTAAACCGTGCACCAGCACTGGACACTGGTCGTGTATCATCACCACCCCGTAGCAAAAGGAGTATCGCCGTGATACGTCGCAGTCCATCCGTCACTCGCCAGTCTTTCACCATCATGCCCAACGTCACCCTCAACGACGCTCGGCTCTCATGGGAAGCCAAGGGCATGCTCGCCTACCTCATCTCGAAGCCCGACAACTGGGTCATCATGGTGAATCACCTCGTGAAGGAATCGCCCAAGGCCAAGAAGGAGAAAGTCCTCACCATCCTCAGCGAGTTGGAAGCCCTCGGCTACATCACCAACAACGGACAGCGCATCAACGACGAAAAAGGCCAGTTCTCGCACGTCGAACGAGTGGTGCACGAGGTCGCTATAGGCAGTGAAATCCGCATAATCCCTGATGAAACCGTGGACGGGTTTACCGTCAACGGCTCAACCGTGCACGGTTCCACCGTCAACGGTGAAGTGCCCCACTTAGTAAGTACTGAATCAAAGCAAGTACTGAATGAAGTAAGTACTGAAGATAGTTCTTTTGCGTCACCCGAAAAATCGGGCGACGGACACATTTCCGAGCCAGTGAAATCCGAACGGGCAGAGAGGGAGAAGCCGTACTCGGCAGAGTTCGAGGAAGTCTGGCGGCTCTACCCACGCAAAATCAACAAAGGCAAGGCACAGGAAAACTTCGTTGCTCGCATCCGTGCTGGTGAAACCGTGGTGCGCTTGATGCAGGCCACCGAGAACTATGCCGCAAGCCGTCGTGGTGAACCAGAGATGTACACACTCCACGGCGCAACGTTCTTCGGCTCGTCTCTCCGCTACCAAGACTTCCTTGACACGGGCGCTGGAATCAGCGAGACTGTTGCCCCAGCACCCAACAAGGCTGGGAACGCACTCACCGCCATCGAGAACTTCATGAAGAGGCACCTGTAATGAACCAGCAAGAAACCGCCACCGTCTGCTACGTCCTTGCCTGCGCCTTTCCAGCATGGAAGGCCAACGACGGCACCATCGAGATGTGGAGCATGCTCCTAGCCGACGTTGATGGTGGAGTCGCCATTCGTGCGGCCCAAGACTGGGCGTTGACCGAGGAAAAGTTCCCGACCATCGCTGGCATCCGCAGAAAGTGCGCAGAGGTCAGCGGCAGCCTCGCCCCCACCGCATTCGAGGCATGGCGTGAGGTGAACGACGGCCTCGACCAACACGGGCGTGAGTTCTACCGAAATGGAAACCGTTGGTCGCATCCCCTTATCGAGGGTGCAGTGAAATCCGTTGGGTTCTCGTCGCTGTGCTTTAGCGACACCATCGGCGTGGAGCGTTCACACTTCCTGAAGGCGTACAACGAACTGAAGGACAAGTACGACAAAGAGACAATCACCAGCATCGGCTTTCAACTGGGTTCAGGCACGGTAAGCGTCCCGTCGCTAACCGTGGTAAAGTCTGAGACGCAAGCACTCGCATCACCAGACGAAAGTGATTACATTGATGGTTGACCAGACCCCCACCGTTACGCTCCAAGCCGACGACACCACGGGCGCAATCAAGCAGTTCTTCAAGAGCCTGTTCTGGTGGCAGTGGGTCATCACGGCAGTAGTGGTCGTGGCGATTATCACCACCGCCGTCTACGGCGTGCACGAGACGAGCGTCAAGAACAAAGTCAAGACCGTCAAGGTTGTTGTGGTTGCTGAAAACTGGAAACGTTGGCACAAGGGATTCAATCCCGTGTTTGGCACTTCGCTTGCCGACTACAACGTCATTGTTGGCTCGTTGAGTTCCAATACCGCAACGGCGCAGGATTTCACCAACCTTGACAACGATGCGTTGGTTCTCGCTACATTTGCTAACTCTCTTAGCCCCAAGGTCAATGCCGAAATCAAGACCCTCTCAGCCGACCTTCAGCAGTTGGCATCAGACGGCACTGCGGTTTACGCAGGCGGCGGTTCGTTGACGGCCTTTGACAGCGACGTTGCCGTTACGGATACGCAGTTTGGCGTGGTGAACGAGACGCTCGTATCCGTCAAACAGTGAGCGAAGTCAAGAAGTGTGGCTCGTGCCGTGAGGTGAAATCCACGGACGAGTTCATCGCACGTCGAGACGGTTCCGGCAAGTACCTGCCTCGCTGCAAAGAGTGCCGTGATGTTGAAAAGAAGCAGAAGCAACTGGCTCGCAAGCCGTTGGAGCGCAAGCCCAGCGCACTGAAACGTTCGTCCCTGAAGCCGATGAGCGACAAGCGCCGAGCGGTCAACGTTCAGCGCAAGGAAGCCATGCTCGCCCACTTCGGCAAGCGTGAGACGTGGAAATGCACCGTCAAGGACATCATCGGCACCCCGTGCTTTGGTGAAATAAATGGGCACGAAATCCTCAGCCGAGCACGGTCGGGGCAGAGCGATGCGAACCTGCTCGACGTGAGCGGTATCATCCTCGTCTGCAATCACCACAACTCATGGATTGAGGACAACCCAAAAAAGGCGCACGAACTGGGACTGACCAAGCATTCGTGGGAAGCGTAGTACGTTAGAGCCGTGTCAAAGAACGCCGCCCCATGCATCACGAACCTGCCCGCTGGTGAAATCAAGCGAGGCATGACTGGCTTTGCCAAGACCGACGGCACCATGGGCGCACTCATCCGCTTCGGTGAAAAGTTGCGCTTGAAGGACGGCACCTACAACCACTGCTTTACCGTCGTTACCGAAGGCGCAACCTACGACGACGTGTGGATTGTGCAAGCGACCATGAAGGGCGTGGTGAAATCAACCCTTGCCAGCCTCATCGCCTCGTCCGAAATCATCTCGATTTACGACATCACCTCGTTTGGCGGAGACGCTGAGAAGGCGGCGTGGTTTGCCGAGAAGCAGATTGGAAAGAAGTACGGGTTGTTGTCCGACATCTGCATCGGCGTGGACATCATTTCACCACAGTGGTTCTTGGAATGCCGTCGTGAAGGAACGTGGATTTGCTCGGCATTGGCGCACGAGGCCATGCGTTTTGCTGGCGTGTACTTCGACGTGCCCGACGTGTACATGGTTTCACCAACCAACTTGCAACTCTTGATGGGCGTTGCCTAGCCACTACACCGTGCTACGCTATCGGTACCGAACGAAGCGCATTACCGAAAGAGTGACACATGACCGAGCCACTTATTCCACCTACCGAGCGACAGAAGCACATCGAATCGTGGAACGAAAAGAACAAGCACCTGCCGTGGACGGTTGAGTGGAGTAAGCACGTCCTCGTGCGCCAGTCGCTACTCACCCAAGCAGGTCAGCCTTCACCTCGCCAGATTGTTGCCGTACAGCGCCAACTGGAAAGCCAAGGCGAACCAACGGACGACGGCAAGAAGCACGGCATGGTGATTTACATGCCCCACGACTGCAAGAAACCCGACGTTGATTCCTTCCCCGTCGGAACCATTTGGGAGTGCACGGACTACGCAGTGAAATCTGAGGGCAAGTACAGCCGCTCGTGCCACGACCAGTGGATTTTGGAACGCAGTCCGAACGGCACGCAGTACCGTCGCTGGGCATTGTTCAAGCGAAGCATCTAGTGGCAGCCAAGAAGAAGGCCGCACCAGAAGCGCCTAAAGACCACGACGCTCAGGTCGAGGAATACCGTTCTTCGATGCTGAACACCACACTGTACGAAGCGTGGTGCAACTGCGGATGGAGCCTTCCACGGTTCTTCAAGAAAGTACAAGCCGAAACGGAAGTCAAGAGGCATCTAGAAAACGTCGGTTAGCCTTGTGGCATGACTGATTTCACCACCGACGGGTTGTTGTATCCGCTCACAAAGGGCGACCTACTCGGTCACATCTTCCACGGCAACCAATACTCCAAGGGGGTAGCCGAACACGTCAACGCAGGTGAAAAGGCCGAGCGCATGGGCGTGTACCGTTTCCATAACGGGCGCTGGCAGCAGGCCAAGGAACTCCACGAAGAGGCAGTCAAGCACTTCACCGCCGCCAGAGATTTGGAAAAGGCCAACGGCGGCAGCAAAGCGGACGAACTTGATGCCCGTGTCAAGGTGAATCAGCAGCGTGCAGAAACGGCGGCACAGATGGTGCGAGCAAAGGCGATGACCGACCAGATGCGCACGGAATACGCACAAACGGGCGAGGTTCATTACCCAACTCAGGGGCAGTGAAATCCGCTAGTAGCCTTGTCTTGTGACCTGTTTGGCAGCGTGGAAAGACAAAAAGCAAGTGTGGATGGCTGGGGACAGCGGCGCATTTGACGATTCCACGGTCATCATTTCAGCAGAGCCAAAAGTTTGGGCCACCGAATCAAGTCTTGTCGGCGTATCGGGTTCGTTTCGGATTATGGACATTCTCCGAAAGAGCGCCGTTTCTGACCCGTACAAAATCCGTGACTACCTCATGGCACGGGCGAACGACGCAGGGTTTCCAGCAGACGATTGGGCCGTCCTTGTCGCCAACAAGACCGCCATTTACGAGATTGGCTCGGACTTTGCCGTGGTGAAATCACGAGAGCCATACGGGGCCACAGGTGCTGGCGCTCAGGCCGCCCTCGCCGCACTGTACGCTTTGGAACGCAGCAAGGAACTCACGGGCAAGGAACGAGTGGAGACAGCAGTGAACGCCGCAGTCACACACACAACCAACGCACGCCCACCCGTCGTGGTTATTTCACTATGAACGCTTACGTCCTCACCTACGAGGAACGTCCCGACTTCACGCTCAACAAAGAGCGCACGGTTCACCACATGGTGCGAGCCAAGATTGTCAAGGAGTGGCGAGCAGCATTCTGTGACCTCGCAAAAGAGGCGATGATGCCGAGCATGGAGCAGGTGGAAATCACCATCCAGCCCTACGTCCTCAACGCCAAGTACCGCCAAGACGTGGGTGCGTGCTTCCCTCAGGTGAAAGCAGCCGTTGACGGGCTGGTTGATGCAGGCGTGTTGATTGACGACAACGCCAAGATTGTGGTGAAACTCACCTTCCTTGCCCCGTTGTTTGGCAAGGACGCATTGGAAATGACCGTCACCGAGGTATCTGCACCGCTAGACTAGGGTTTATGCTCACTCTGGTGGAATCCGACGACGAAGAGTTTGACGAAGAAGAACGTCTTGCCAGCATGTCACGCCATCCCTCGACGGGGGAGAAGCAATGAACGAAATGCTTTTCACCACCACGGATGAGTGGTTGCCGTTGGGAAAGTCCAACACACCGCTGACATCTGATTTGGAATCAGACCCCATCACCACCGAGGCGTGCGAGCAGTTCGAGTACGACCCAACCAGCACAGCGTTCTACCCGTGGGCCAAGCCCAACGTAGGTGAGGATTGGAACATCGGCGTAATCGTGGGCGCTTCTGGCAGTGGCAAGACGTTACTGCTAACCGAGTTTGGTGAAATGGCACAGCCGCAGTGGGACAACACACGTTCAGTCATCTCACACTTCACCACCGCAGAGCAAGGCGCAGCGTTGATGTACGCCGTCGGATTGAACGCCGTGCCGACGTGGACGAAGCCGTACAACGTTTTGAGTACTGGTGAAAAGTTCCGAGCGGACTTGGCTCGTCAGATTGCCGCCAACGCCGTCATTGACGAGTTCACCTCAGTCGTAGACCGCACCGTCGCCAAGGCCGCCAGCAACACGTTCCAAAAGTACGTCCGTACAAACGCCGTACATAACATCGTCATCGCAACCTGCCATCGTGACGTGCTGGAATGGCTACAGCCCGATTGGATTATTGACACCGACGCAGGGATGTACTGCCTTCAGCCCAAGGAGTGCCTTCATCGAGAACCTTTGGTGGCAGAGGTATACGAAGTCGAAGCAGCCATGTGGCAGTATTTCGTGGAACACCACTACCTCAATGGCTCACTCAACGGTTCGTCCGAGTGCTATGTCGCCGTCATTGGTGGAATCCCAGCCGCCTTCTACGCAGTTCTCTCTTTTCCAAGTGGAACAGTGAAAAACGCATACCGAGGCCATCGCCTCGTTGTCAAGCCAGACTTTCAAGGTTTAGGAGTGGGTGTAAGATTTAGTGACTGGCAAGGTGCGAATCAGACGTTGATGGAGCGACGTTTTTTCACCAAGACCACACACCCCCGACTAGGCCAATACCGAGACGGTTCTGCGCTTTGGAAGCCGACTTCCAAGAACCACGTCAAGCGCAAAGACAGCGTTGCTGAAAACCAGCGAGTAGAGCGTTTCTCTGGCTGGCAACCCAGCCGACGGATGTCCTACTCACACGAGTTTATTGGGGATTCCACTAAACCCCAGATAGACCACCCAACTTTGGAAACCCCACTAGACTAAATCCCACAAGGAGAACAAAATGCCTAACGATTTCACCACCCCACTACCAGAGCGCAAAGAGGTTGAGGCATCGTTCTCGCCTGAGGTCGCCTCACTTCTTCAGCACATCAAGGACATCTGCGCTCAGATGCGTGACCACGAGAAGAAGGTCATCGAGTTGGGCAAGGAGCGTCGTCAGACCGTCACCCGTCTCCGTGACGCAGGCGTGACGTGGCGCAAGATTGCTGAATGGGCTGGCACCACCGACCAAGCCCTATACAAGCACCACAACCGAGACACGAAGTAAGCACACGGGATTTCTTAGTTCAATACTTGCTATCACCACTAAACCGTAGTATGATAGTAAGTCTATGCCAACTGATGAAAACCTTGTAAAAGCAGTCCGTGCGCTTGCCTCAGTAGATGATGGAGCGATACGTCCTGACGGCGTTGGCTACAACGGTGGAGACACCAAGTTCGGCAATGCCCTAGCGCAACTGCCTGCTGAAGCGTGGACATCCGAAGTCTCCCTTGAAGCCTACGAGATGCTAGAGAAGTACCGTTGGCAACTTTCGTTCGCAGGCATTGATTACGATGCCATCACCAAGCCGGTAGCCAACCAACCAGTTCGTGGCATCAAAGCCGTGGACGTTCGTCAGGGCAAGGTCGTGGTGTTCATCCCGTGGGGCGACAGCACCTATCCCAAGGGTGACTTGAACGCCGTATGGAATCGTGAGATGAAGGCGTGGATGATTCCCACCGGCAAGCACGGCTCCGTGCTGGCGTGGGCGCACCGGAATGGTGTTCCCGTGTCTGACCGAGCCAAGGCGATTCTGGGGCAATCACCCCAGCCAAGCGCCACCGAGTGGATTGGTGAAGCCGTGCTAGAGAAGCAGGGCATCGTCATCCGGTTCGACTACAACCCCAAAGTCGTTGACGCTATCCGCACCATCAGCGGACGACGTTGGAACGCAGACGAAAAGACGTGGACGGTTCCCAAGGAATCAATCAGCATCGTGCGTAAGTTGTGTGAAGAGTACAACATCTTCATGACCAACGACGTGAAGGCACTGCGTGACGTGGAGATAATCACCACGCCCAAGGTAATGGTGGATGGGCGCAACTTCGCCATCTACTTCGAGTACGACGCAAACATCATCAGCGAAGTCAGGCAGATGCCTGGCTCTGAATGGAAGCCGTCAATCAAGTGTTGGACGGTGCCACAAGAGAGCGTGGACGAAGTGGTGAAGTTCGCCCAGCGTCATAACGCCCGTGTTACCAAAGAAGCGAAGCGCCTCATGGACGAGGCCGACAGCGTTCGAGACATCATCGAAGCAAGTGCCGCCAAGGACGCAGAAATCACCATCAACGGATTCGGCAACGAGACGTTCCAACTGTTCCCCTTCCAGCGTGCAGGCGTGGCGTATGCCATGCGAGCCATGGGCTACGAGCACGACAATGGTGATTGGAAGCAAGTCGCTCCGACCACGGGTGGCGTGTTGATTGGCGACGAGATGGGACTGGGCAAGACACCGCAAGGACTGGCGCTCATCGCCGCTGCAAAGGCGTTCCCAGCCGTTGTAGTCGTCCCTGCCAGCCTCAAACTGAACTGGGAGCGTGAGGCCCACCGATGGATTCCCAGCGCCACCGTGCACGTTGTGAACGGCACCAGTGGTGAACTGCCTGAGGCAGACATCTACGTCGTCAACTACGACATCCTGACCTACTGGGTGAACAAGTTTCCTGACCCTAGGGGCATCGTGTTGGACGAGAGCCACTACATCAAGAACGGTGCCGCCCAGCGTTCCAAAGCGTGCATCCAGTTGTCGAACCGAGTGGTCGAGGGTGGAATACGAGTGTGTCTATCGGGCACCCCCATCGTCAACACGCCGACGGAAATCATCACCCAACTCCGTGTCATCAACCGCTTAGAAGAGTTCGAGGGGGCGACCAAGTTCCGCAACGTCTACGGGCGAGCGACCAACCGCAACCTCGCTGCGCTGAACCGCAAACTCCGAGCGACGTGCTACGTCCGTCGTCGCAAGGCCGAAGTGCTCACCGAGTTGCCGCCGAAGATGTGGAGCCACGTCATCGTGGAAGGTGATTCCAAGGTCATGACCGAGTACAAGAAGGCCGAGGCGGACATCGTTCGCTACCTAGCCGACCTCGCTCACATGCTGGCGCTAGAGAGTGGAGCCGACACCGAAGAGGCAG